ATGTTATTAAGTGACCTTAATAATAGTTTGCTTGCTCTACGCATATCTTCCGGATTGCGGAACGCACCCCAATTCATTGAGCCGAGCGTACATAAACTGATTCGGCCTTCTTCGTCATCCAGACGTTTGAAGCTCTTAGTCGGCAAAAGAATTTCCATACAGAGGTTTGACTGATAAATGGTATGAACTGCTGGGTCAAATGGACCTTGGTTCATAACATTATCAATGAACACAAGATAAATTCTGCCGGTATCAGTTCTCTCCTTTAGTATTCCACCTTTGAATACATCTTCGGCGGCCATTTGCTTCTTACGTAAGTCTTTACGTTTTTCGTATTTAACATATAGTTCTTCAAACAAAACAGTATTTTTATAAAACGCTTCATACAAATCAGGCACTTCGTTGGGATCAAAGAATGTTATTTGTTCTTTGTTTTTGAAGCGACGCCAGAAGAAGGCGGATAGAACCACTCCGTAATCCATGAAGCGAACTCGTGTTTCTTCGGTCCCTTGATTGTTCTTGAGAACAATAAGATCGTCAAACTGATAATGCCAAATTGGATAAAACACAGTAGCAGAAGCATTTCTAATTCCTCCTTGTGAGCAACTACGCAAGTCACCAAACCATTTTTTAAGGAAAGGTATCATGCCAGTATGCATAACTTCCCCGCCACGTATAGGTGCTCCTAACGGCCTCAATCGACCAATTTCTAATCCGATACCGGCTCGTTTTGCGGCATACTTGGCCATCATCTCTCCAGATGCGAAAATACTATCAAGGTTGTCATCGCTACGGATAAGCACACAACTACTGAACTGTTTAGTAGGAGTCCCAAGCCCAGCAAGGACAGGGGTAGCAAGAGTGAACAAGCCATCGGATGCACAGTTATAATATTCTTTAATAAGACGCATACGGACCGAGTTAGGTTCTTCTTTATGGAACACAGTGGCGGCCGCAATAATATATCTAATCTGTGGCGTCTCATAGATCTCTTTCGTGGCGCGATTGCGTACGAGATATTTCTCAATAAGTTGTTCAATTGCGGCATAACTATATCCTTCATCTTTATCATGATCCAGCATGTCATTCATGCGGTTCCAGTCGTCTTCTGAGTACCACTCAAGAAGCTCTGCGGTGTAAAGACCTGTGTCTACATTTTTCTTTACAATTTCATATAGGTGCGGTACTTCGTAACTTCCATATACATCTTTACGCAACATCGATAGACGTTGTTTTCCAGCAACATATTGATAATTGGTATGCCCTACATCCGGATTAGACTCTATATCAATAAGATCAACAATAGCTCTTAAAGTAATACCGTCAATTTCTTGCGTAGTAATACCATCATAAAAATGTAATTGTGCTTTGATTTCCACCATTGACTGGCTAACATCGGCAATACCTTGACAAATTTTAGCTACCTGTGTTTGCCACTTTTCAATGTGGAGCGGTTCTTTTGCTCCGCTTCTTTTTACAACTGTAATTTGCGTCATTCAACTCTCATTTAATTGTGTATACTACTTATGCTACTATTTTATTTGTTCGTGGATAAAACTTCTTTTAATTTTACTGCTTAGTGGAGTATTTACTATAACTTTGTGATCCCAATTAAGTGTATATTTTTCTTTGTTAACTAAGACTAAATTACGATCGTCCTCAGTCAAAACCAGCTTTGCTGACTTCAAATCTTTATGTTCCAATAAAGTTATAGTATACAGGATTCCGAGCCCGCGAGCAAGTTCACAAAAAATATTATCATTCAAAAGTTGCCAGGGATCAGGCCAAGTGGGTTTGTCATCCCAGTGCAAATAATAAGATTTCCAGGGAGAATTAAACCACCAATCATTGATTATTTGGAGAGCCTCGTCCAAAGGTAAAGATTGTGCCTTTTCCCGTAATATTGCCCAGGCTTCTAACCTATCAGCAAAATCAGTATGCCACATTAATTAAGATAAGAAATAGAATAACTCATTTGAGCATCTACGCTTGTAGATGGGGTTGATGTATATTGAATAAACACATTTGTTCCAGACTGACTAGCACTCAATGTAATATTATTGCCGCCGTTTGGTATGTTTTCAGTATAATCATCCATGTAATTAAAAATTTCTCCACCGGTACTGGCTACCCAAAATGTCCCAGTTCGAAAATCGCCACTGCGTGTTATTGAGTAATCAATTTTAAAACTTGTGGCGGTAGCATTGATAGGTACTGTAAATGCTGTTGTTGGGCTGGCTTCGCCGTCAAGTAATATAACACTTGATCCAGATTGTACGGTTTTTGTTCCTAATTGCAATTGACTACCGTTAGTTGTAGCAATACTAAGAGTTTCACCGATATAAATTCTAGGATGACCAACCGCATAACTATCTGAGCGTTGGAACATATCACCGATACTAGCATTGTTGTCTCCGCCGAATGAAATTATTGGCAATGCTGGATTAGAAACACCTTGGAAGTGATCTGCTACATCATAAAAAATATTATAACCAGTTGCGTTAAGACTAATCGCACCAAATATAATTCCATAACTATAAATGTTATCAAAAACATTATTTGTAATGCGTGTGCCAGTCGGACCGCCATTAACGATTGATCCGGTTCCCAATGCTATGCCTTGATATAAAATATTAAAACTAGAATTATTAACTGCCACACCTTTGATTTGTTGGCTTGTATTAATTCCGTAAACAGTTCCGCCAAATCTACAACCATCAAATAAAATATTAGTAGTGACCAATGAAATTCCAAAACTACCAAAATTAACACCGCTAGTGCCCAAAGTATCCACAGTTAATGTACTTGTAGTGCCGGCTCCAATAAAACTCACACCGTGGAATTCGCAATCGGTAGCTGACTGTACTAGGAAAATATTTTTACTATTATCAAGACTTTGAAAAGCCATATTAATTATATTAATATCAGTTGGAGGTGTAGCTCCGTTGTTACCTATATTAATACCAGTTTGCTGTAAGCTATCCGCTGTTTGTGCTACATACGATCCAGATCCACCGCTGGCAACCATTTGTATAATAGAATTGTCTGGACCTTCTCCATATAAAGTAGCATAAGGTGGAATATTAATTGGTCCACTGATACGATATACCCCTGCTGGAAAAAATAATGAACGGCGGATTTGTGGGTTTGATTGTTGACAATATAGTTGGTTAAGTGCTCTGTTGATGGCGGCTGTATCGTCAGTCAACCCATTACCTGTTGCTCCAAAATCTTTGACCGTGGCAAATTGGTCCAACCAAGATTGTAAACTTAATACTACTGGGGATCCAGGGGTAGGACCAGTTTGTACGGTGTAACCAGCGGCCGTACCTTTGTAGGTATAGGCTGCGGCTAAATTTAATATATCTGAAAATTCTGTTAAAATTTCAGTATTTCCAATAACCGGAGCGCCTTCCTCTAGTGTGCCGTTACCAATGTAAAGTTGACGTGTATCTGTTGACCAGCCTAATTCTCCGCCCGCTAGTTGGGGCAAATCTATGTTTAACCCTAAACGGTTACTAATTTGACTAATTTGCACTATTGCCATTTTGATATTCCTTTTATCTAGTATTTAGCTAATTGTATAGTAGAGCTCTAATCGTTTCCACCACTGCTGTTCCCAGTAGTCAAAATCTTCAGGTTTTAATATAAATTCTTGATATTTAGGGCGCTCTAGTGGTTCCATGGTAACGGGATCAACTGGGGGTTTTACGCACATTAAAACTACACCTTTACGGATTTTAGTTCCGTAAACCTCATTGTGTGCTAGTGCGTATGCTACTAGTTGCAAATAATAATCCTCAATCCACTCTTCGCGTTTGGGTTTATTTGTTTGTTTGTAATCTAAAATACTTTCATCATTTAAATGCAATCCGCATCCGTCAGTTGTTCCAGCATACATTTGAGGGAAATATAAAGGAATTTCCACTCCCCATATTTCGTTGACATTTTTGAGCCCGTCTTCAATAACGGTTTGTGCCATGGCATGGGAGGCAAAACTATAAGGGTTAGATCCGCGCTCGCTTAAAATATTATTTTTAATATAATCTTCTAAATATTTGTGCATTCGAGTACCACGATTTGCGGCATCGGTAGTAATAGCTTGTGCTCGCTCTACCCCAACTGCTTTGCGCCAGTTTTGCAGTGCTTGTTTTTTTTCTTCGGGTTGTGTGGCGGAAAGAATTGTAGTTACTGATGGAACTCGGCGACCATCCGGGGTTTGATAAAGTCTTTTACCGTTTTCATCAGTGGTTCGTGATAAATCTTTATAGTCAAATTTTGGAATGTACATTAAATTAATTATAACACATCAATAACATTGCCGCAACCTAACTATATCCGAAATGATTCACCGCATCCGCAACGATCTTTTTCCTGGGGATTATTAAATTCAAAACCTTCATTAAGACCCTGTCGGACATAGTCTACAGTAATGCCTGCAACTAAAGGGATAGATTTTGGATCAGTTACTATTACAGTATTATTATCAGACAGTAATATATCTTCGATATCAAGCTGGTCAACATATTCCATGAAATAAGCATACCCTGAACAGCCTGTAGTTTTTACACCTATGCGAATAGCAATACCCTTGCCACGACGTTCAAGATTATTTTTAATTTTATTAGCGGCAGTGTCTGTTACTGTAATCATAATGTTTTTATAAATTTTTTTAAATCACTTTCCCACACAATAGTTACATCATATCCTTGTGATTTTAAATAATCTATTCGTTGTTTGTCTAACTCTCGTTTTTCTTTCGCTGTCATTTTTAACTGAGGATGATAAGAATGTTCCTCCATTAAAGTAGGATTACAATGCCAATAATCTCCGTAAACCTCGATAATATGCTTTGTTTCTTCATTTAAATAATCAGGTTTGTATTTACCAACTTTACTGTTTGTTTTGTATTCAGGCAAAAAAGGTTCTAATACTTTTTCTGAATATGGCATATTATTTTTTCACCGGTGTTGGTATAGATTTTGGCGTAGTTGGCGCCTGTGGCCGTTGTGTATTTTGATTTGCTGGCACTGGTTTTTTCATTAAATCATTAAAAAGATTAGCAATGCCCGCGGCATTAGATAAAGTTGAAATTAACAATAAACTGACAAAAATTAATTGTTTTGTACCCATACAGTTCTATAACAATTACAGTTAGCATCAAGAATGTTTTCTTGATGATACCCAGCTGGAGCAGGTTGTTGAACATAAACTGGCTGTTGAACATAAACTGGGGGCGGGGCATAATAAGGGCGAGCTAATGAGTATCCAACAACTCCGCCAACAATTGCCGGGGCTACCCAACTATTATATCCACCATGATAATATCCACCGCGATAACAACACCATGCGTTAGCTTGAGTGGTGCCAAATACAGATGTTACTAATAACAACGATAAAATAATCTTTTTCATTTTGAAACTCCTTTTATGTTACTATGTTAATAGTACTTAGTTTCGAATTGATTGTCAACCGCCATACTGTAGTTTATTGATTTATTTAGATAATCCGCGATTCAAAGCAGATTTGGCATTTTGACTTACTATTTTTTCGGCTTGGTCTGTATCCATTGGTTCTTCGCCTGGCTCCTCATTACCTTTAAATTTGACTACTCCAGAATTTGGTTCGTATGGTAGTAATACATTTTTTAGTGGTTCTTTAGCAATTAAATCACCTAATGAATCTGCGGTAACATTAACCCCTAAATCTTGTGCCAAAGTTATAAATGCAGAAGTTGATATTTGTTTTTTGGCACTAGTATCGTTGGCACGGCCAGCAAGAAACTGAGTTAATGCTAATAATTTGGTAGAATCAACTTTACCAGAATCTATTACTTCAAAGATTAACATTATCTCTTAGCACGACCTAAATTAGCACCACTACCTTCTGGGGCTTCTGGGGCTTCTGGTTCTTGTGGAGCAGGTGCCGGAGCTCCTACATCGGGAGCAGGCGCCGATTGAGGTGCCATTTGATCTTGTCCTGGTACAACGGGAGCTCCTTGACCTGTAACAACACCAAGTGCTTGATCCATTTGTTGTTTAGTGCCTTGAATACTTTGAACTAAACTAGAAAGAGCATTAGTTGAATCTGTGTTAAATTGCATTGCTTGATCAACACCTACTTGATTTTTAATTTGATCTACTAGTGCTGGCAAATCTTTAAATTGCATACTTGTAACTTCTTCTAACATTTTTTGTATGTTATCTACCATATCCTGTGCCGCAAGAATAACTTGTGCTTGCTGTACTTCTGATTCACGAAGAATATTATATAATTGTCGACGTAAAGATTCATTTGTTGTTTGAAGCGCAGCCTGAGCAATCATTTTTTGATCGTCTGGTGATCCAGTACCTTGTGTGGCTTTTTGCATAGCATCTTTTAATTTAGGATCAGAAATATTATTAACTTGTGCTTGACGTTGTTGGTCTTTTTCTGCATTTCCTGCTGCTACTGTAGGATTAACCGGAGCAATTTGTGCATTTTGTTGGGCAGCCGTGGCGGGAGCGCCTACTGCTACACCAACGGGAACACTGGCTGTTTCTTTAACTTTAGCGGATAAAACACGTTCCATCATCATTAATTTAAGATAAGTTGGATTCTTTTCACTGTGATGAAATTCTATAGTTTGACGATGCTCGTTTACTAGTTTGTTTATTTTACTCAACATTATACGGGCTTGTTTTGGTGAAATTACATCAACATTGATGCTATCACCGAAATAGCTCTCGAATACCTTAGCGGCTTTTTTTGACGGCTGTTGGGCGGCCAGTTCGAATAGTTTCATTATTAAATCCTCGTTGTTGACAGTATTTAGCGTAATTGACACATTTGGTTAATTCCTGTTCTACTTGTTTTTTGCGTATAATCTTGGTTTCTAGCTTGATTTCTATAGTTTCGCGAAATACAGGATTTTTACTGCTGTCTGCTAAATTAGCACGAATTGCTATATCATTAATTAATGAAGTTAATTTGTTATCTAATGTTAATATATCTCTTGCTAAATTAAAGTGTTTATATTTGTCTGCAATACACCAACTAAGAGCTGATTTAGTGCTGTTAAAAAGTCCTACGTCAGTGGCCGAACAATATACGCGGTAGCCTTTTTTTTCAATGACAATTAAATAGTGATCAAATACTTCATAATCGCCATTGTCGTTTTTCCAAATAAGATTATTTGTTAGCGTACCAAATTCTTCGCGAAGTATATGTTTAAATTCGGCTGTATAGTTCATTTAAAACCGTAGTGAATTACTAACCAAGCTGTGGTGCCAGCAAAAACACCTATTAATGCGGTTCCCCAAGCAATAATTTGATCATTGCGTTTAGAAGACATTGCAACGACCATATCTCGAATTTCACGAATCATAGAATTATTATCTTCAATTTTTTCGTCTAATATGTCTAATCTATTTTCTAGTGCGTTGTATCTTTCTGCGCAGAGTTCTACATGAGCCTCAAGGCTTTTCTTTTCGATATCGGTAGCTTCAATCATTTTTAAATCCTCTATTATAATTCTTTGCATTATTTATAATAATTTGCTAAACCAGATGTTTTGATTTTCGCCTTTTGGCACAAGAACAGGCCCAATTCCTTGCTTTTCAGTCAACCCCGTAAGCATGGGAACACCATCAGCATCTATTAATAGTATTCCCACTGGGTTGTCTTGTGATTCAAAAACTCCTACAGCCTCAACTTCAAACTCAAATTCCCAAACGTTTTTTATCTTTTTTGGTATTGTTAAATCAAATATTTGGGTACGCATAGATAATAGTTGGGTAATAGTTTCCCAATTCCTCTGTTGATTTCTAGAACGATTCCATAATATTTCATTTTCAATAGATTGATCGGCTTTATCTTTAAATGGTATTCGCGATGATTTGTAGTGCCCAGTAATACCAGTGGCAGTAATATCAAAAAAAGTTTTACATGAAAATTTCATTGTGAGTTTTTTGACAATTCATATAAAATCTCGACTTGCTCACACAATTCATTAATTACCGGGTTATCTTTTCTGGCGGCTAATATAAATTGCCAGCGTTCTTGCTCCCGTAAATCTGCTAAATCCTTTTCCAAAGCTGGATCTTGTGAATGCAATTTCCTAATGTTTGAACCAGGATGCCGAGCATAAACCGTGCGGCCGCCTTCTAAAGATTCAAAAATGGTAACTTCGGTAATCTTACTAACTGTCATAATAGATGTATTTAACTCATTTTAGCAAGGACGTAAACTAATGTCAACAAAAAAGCACCTTGCGGTGCTTTCCTGATATTTTAAAGTTGCCTTTAAAATTAGCTGGCTGAAGTTGCTGTAGAAGCCAAACGGAAACCAACTGTTGTTACAGTTGCAGCTGCTACGTTACAATATGTATTAGCTGTGGAATTGTAAATATTTCCCAATGCTGTAATTGTAGCGGCAAAGTTTGTTGCTGCTTGGGCGTTAGCAATGTTACCAAAAGCGCCTGTTGGATAAACGGCCAAACTAAAATCAACTGCGTTATTTGTATTGTCTACTTGATAAAAAGCAACTGTACAAGTTTGTTGAATAGCTTGGATAATTTGCTGAATTGCGCCGTTAACACCAGCTTGATTAAAACCTGAATTGCCAAGACCAACACCAAAAAAGTCTAGTTTTGGACCTTGAATCATTACTGGTACGCCAGCTGGGGCATATGCTGTGTTTGCTGCTAACTGTGGGCCATTGAGTGTGTCAATAGCGAATACTGGTTGTGAACCACCTGATACTAATGGAATTTGTGCCATTTTTAAATCTCCTTATGTATGTGGACCCGAAAGTCCTACAAGTATTTAGTCAAATGACTAAAAATGGCATCTTTGGTGTAGATTATACAGGATTATTTTGCTGGCGATTGGCGCGACTAAAGTCAAATCTATTAACAAATTTAACAGTTCCGCCGGGAATTGCTATAACCCAACCCTCTTGCCCTGGGTGCTGCAGGTCCAGTTGATGCAATAAATCAGTTTTTATATCGTGTAACAATACAAACGCCGAAAATGCGGCAGAAATACCATTCATATTTGAGCGGGGGCTTTGTAAATATTCTACAATATTATTATACTTGCTAGGAGTAACTTTTTGCTGTAGCCATTTACCAAATTCTGGTAATAGTTGATTAGGATCAAAATTAGTAATATTAACATTCTTTACTAAACTATTGATATAATCAATACAAAGTTTAGGTAAATCTGTAATTTTTAAAGTTCTAAGCTCTGTTGGATCAAACAAAGTATTAATACTGTTACCATGAATGCTTATCAGTTGTTTTAATTGTTTAACTTTCCCACTATCTTTGGGCTTAACATTTTCTGTAGGTCTTATGGGTTCAATTAACAGTAACCCAGGAACAGGATTTAAATTTAATTTTCCAATTGCTTGTTTAGGAGCACCTGGCTCGTTGTACTGAGTATGAATGGCAATACCCACTTCACTTGCTCCAATTTGTTGTCCTAAATCACTGGCGGCGGGAATACTGTATGCTATAGTGTTAGGTTTAAACACATAAGCTCCTGTTTGTTCGGTAGGAGTTTGCGTATAAAGTAAATCTCCTTGAATAAATCCTTTAAAGTTTTCTGGAGTGGCTGCTTCTAACATGGGCCATAATTTTTGATAAATTGGTGCGAGCTCGTCTACTCGAGTGGCTTGATTACCCTTAGATCGTGCTTCGGCGTCACGATGTGCTAATTGCTGCGTAAGTTGGCGAGGGCTAGTAAACAATCCGCTATATCCAACAGCAGTAAATCCGGCCACATCAGTTAATACAAAAGCACCGTCAGGTTGGCGACCAAATATAACTGCAGGTTTACCGTCCCATTTAACTGAAGTTGATGTTTTGGTATTATCTTTAAGATGATCAATTACAGCCAAGGCATCTTTTATCCCAGCTGTACCACGCCTGAATACCAAATCTTCTATGTGTTCTATACCTTTGGCTTTTCCACCTTGTACTTGGGTATCTTCAATTAGCTGTGTCATTTTTTGATTGACAATGCGGTCTCGTAGTCTTGCCAAAAAGTTAACATCGCTTTCGCCGCGAGTTTCAAAAAATGGTACACCTTCTTTACTAAAGAATGCTCTAGCATCGGCCAACTTTAAATCTCGCTGTGAATCATTTTGCAAGGCCTGTACCATGGTTTCTACGCTATATAAATCTTCTTTGGTAGCAGATTTGCCTAATAAAAGTTTTGCAATTTTGTCCGGATCAGTTTCTACTACTTGGTTACTATCCCGACTTACAAGACCTTCACGAGGGACAATTTTATATCCCAAGGGTTTCCCAATACTGTTAAACATAATATGCCGATCTCGACCTGAATACTCTGAATTTGCCGGAGCCGATAAAAAGAATTTACCTACTCCCAAATTTTTCATAAACATAAAATCTGTTTGTACATATCCTTTATCAGGATTACCAGCAATGGGTGTTTTAAAATGTATTTGTCCGCCACCTTTTTTAACGTAATCTCTGGGATTAAGTTGATGACTATTACACCACTGTGTAAGTTCGGCGATTAACTGCTCGGGGGTTATTTTACTGCTATCAACTGCTACATCAAGATCACCGGATGTAGGTTTAAGTCCAGTTGATCCTAAAGTATTATTTTGCAAATCAAGGTCAACCATTTGTTCAAGCCAATCTAGTGTTGGTTTAACATCTATTTGATTAATACGTTGTGTCTGTATTTGCCCATCGGAATTTTTAAATACATTACCACCTTCTTTTAATATCATAGTTATTATCGCTGACGTTCAGTTATTTTATAAATTTTCATCCGTTTTCCTCACGGTGCGAGTAAACTTGCCTGGATCACGAAGTTTAATAGCATTAATTAATTTTCGTGTAAGATTATCTGCTTGTTCAGGACTGTAAGACTCATCAATCTGTTCTAGTAAGCGTATAGCACTAGTAATAATATTATTAGCACGATTTTCAATAATATGACGATTATCGCGCTCTGTATATAAACTGTCTAATTCTTCTAGAATACTACGAGTTTTCTTTTGCATTTTTGCCAGAACCTTTTTATTATTTATTACATTTTAAATTATGTAGTCTGGTTTAATTCTGCTTAATTTGTCCTAATAATTGCTTTAATTTAGCACTTTGTACATCCGCAGTAATTTTTCCAGTTTCACCTAATTCATCATCTATAGGTTCTGAATTAATTACTTTGCTTTGTGTTTTTATGCTATCGTAAATATTAGCTTTTTTAAATGAATTTATAGGGGTTGTTTCCTCAGGTAAATCCGTAATTCTCATAGTTTCAATATTATATTCTAATTCTACTTTTTGCCCAGTTCCATTACTTGTACGAGTTTTCATACATTGTAATTGATAACGCCCACGTTCTTTCATAGCACGACTTGTAAAAATACCAAACACATTATCAGCGGTATTAATTTTACTAATACCACCCGAAATATGACTATGGTCAAATTCAATTTCTTCCACTGCCGCACGATTTAACTGACTAGCGGTTACTAGTAATACTCCCAATTCTTTGGCTAAATTTCGCAATTCTTCCGACACATATTTGTCTTTGACAAACAAATCGTTGGGACTAACTTTGGCACTAACTGGCATTAATAAATCTAAATAATCAACCATTACAAAGTCAATTTTAATATCTGTTTGTACTTGTACTTCTTTTAAATAGGAGCGTACATCATTGATATTACTTTGTGCTGGTAGTGCTTTGACACGATATTGCCCGGCTTTTTTACCAAACATTTTAACTTTTAATTCGGCTGTTTCTAAATCTTTTCTGATGTCTTTAGTTGACATGCTTGATAGCATTGCATCAGTACGCAATCCAACCAATTCTTCACTAAGCTCTAAACTTATATATGCTCCACTTAGTCCTTGTTCAAGCCAGCTGATAGCAATATTCATCATTACCAAAGATTTACCCGATCCAGATCCGCCAGCAAAAATATTCAGTTCGCCACGACTAAATCCACCATATAATATTTTATCCAAAGATGGCCAGCCAGTGCTTACTTGACCGCCAGAATTAAAATATTTGTCATTACGGGCTCTAGGATCAGCAAAATAATCTGTGCCCATGTCTTTTTGTAAACTAATTTGTACGGCATCTTTAATTAATTTTTCAACCGGGTCAAAATCGCCTTTATCCAACATGTCATATGATTTAAGAATAGCTCTGCTAAGTTCTTCTTTTTTAGTAAAACCTTCAAATTCTTCCATAAACCATTCCATATTACCATCTGGTAAATCTGGCAATTCGTTTAATTTAATCCCTGATGTAGCATTAACTTGTTGTAATACCGGAAGTGATCCATGTTCTTCATAATGTTTTTTAATAAAATCAGCGGCAGTACGAATACTGCGATCGAAATTTTCGGGATTGTATATATTTTGAACGCGAACAAATGATTCAGCATCGCTGAGCATCATTTCTAAAAATAATTTTTGTACTTCTATACTATAATCTTTTAACAAGTTGTTTCCTTTTTATATCAATTTTATATTTGTTAGTTTCTCTGGCTTTTAATATAGTTAGCAAGGTCGCTATCTTACCCATACAATTTACCGCATCATTTACATCTTTAATACCTTGTGGCCATTCTGGTATACTAACAGCCCACCCCAATTCTATTGCTCTATCTACTAATGCCATACCTGCTTGGTCTTGATCTGGAACTACAGTAATAGTTTTTCCCAAACTTTTAATAACTTGCGATTGCGTGTCATTAATATTATTATGTAATACTGCCAATCCATTTATGACAAGTGCGTCAAATACTCCCTCTACTACAATGGCATGTTCCCAATTATCTTTTTGTAAATCAACTCCAAATACATATCCTTGTTGTGTGTCTGATATGAATTTAGGCTGTCGTCCATCTATATACCTGGCGCTATTTCCAACTATTAATCCGTTATGCGTAAAGGGTATGACAATACGTTTGGATTGTCTACCTTCTGCCGTAGAACTTACCATATAAGGATACGCTGTACAATCTACGCTGCGTCCTTCTAAATATTCTATATATGGAATATGATTAGGATTATTAACATCTATAAGTTCTAGCTCGGCGGGCAAATCTCGTTCTTCAAATTCTACGGCTTTAATTACATTTTTTTGATTTTCAAGCAAGCCATGCATTGTGCGATGGCGTAAACTTTCGAGATTTATTTGTTCGATAGTAACATTATCAACCCCGAACCATTCTAATAATTTTCGTGCTTTAAATGATAAACTTCTGCCGGGTATAAAACTTGCTGTGAGACCGCAATTAAAACAATGATAACTCCATCCACCTTCCGGCGTTGGTTTAATTCCTCCACGTTGTCTTTTATCTTGAGTGTTACCGCGATGAATACAACAAGGAGCATTGAATGAAATCCAACCAGAACTTGTGTGTTTTTTCTTACCGGGTAAAAAAGAAATTACATCAATCATGCTACAGTATAGCATAATTACCAGCTGATTACAACATTATCGATACATTAAATTTACAACGTATCCAGTTGATATAGCCACAAAAGCTCCAGAATTATTTGGTGGAATAGGATTTATTTGCCCGTTACTTCCGGGGCCGCCAATAGGAATTGGCCAATAACCAGAACCACCATTTATAACATTAATTCCAGTAACAGAGCCGTTTGGTCCAAGCACAGCTTCGGCACGAGCACCTGATCCGTTACCTAAAATATTAACTTGTGGCGGTGCCAAATATCCAGAACCAGGATTTTGAACAGTAATGTTAGTAACCACTCCGTCTACGCATGTGGCAAATGCGTTAGCTGGATAACCAGGTTGGTCTGGTACTGAAAAAATACTATTATTAAATCCCAAACGCAACAAAGGATACCAACCTACCACATTCATATAAATGGTTCTAGTTTCGTTATAGTAGGTAGTACTTTCGGTAATGTTATACCAAATACTTTGATAATTTTGTGCCCATTGAGCTTTTATAGTACCAGTATACCCAATTAAATCCATTTGTATAGTTGTAATATAATTTTTTGGTACTATAAAACTAGAATAATATTCGGAATTAGAGTAAGTGTTCCAGTAAGGCGACCCACTGGCTGCTGATCCCCAATATCCAACCCCTGCCCAACCTGGAAAATTTTCATATCCGGCTCCGTCTAAACTTGACTGAGCACTTAACTTTATAGTTGGAATAGTTAATGGTGCTGATGGTACAAATTGTGGAAATACAGAATTAACAAGATCAATGGGAGCGCGAGCACCAGACTGAGCATTGGTAAAGACCGCTTGATTTAAATTACCACTTTGTACACTGATTGAATAGGATGCTGGTTGTGCTATTAGTTCTAAAGTGTGTTCTGCTGGAACTGTTACTTTAACTTGCCCTGCGGCGGCATTAAGAATAGTCATTGGCTCTTGTAGCAACAATGTAGTTCCTTGAGTATTTGTTACCCGAAATATAAAAGTGCATCCGTTTACATTTACAGGTTTTTCGTCTTGATTGACAAATGAAAATAACAGCACATTATCAACTCCGAGATTTAAAGTTAGGCGTTTAGAATACACCGAATTGTACCTCATTGTAAAATACTGCCCGCTCGAATCCAATAAAACTACTTGAGTTCGTTGCTGATAGAGGAAAACTTCTGTGGAGTACATTCATATATTTATACATTAATTTGCTGAGCTAATTTTCGCTTTTCCCATGCTTTTTTAAGATTTTCTTTGTGAGTTTCTGACAATTTAAGCCCTTTATTCCAGCCATGTCCTTTTTCTAAACCAGACATATCTAATCGTTGTTTGAATTCTTCAGTATATTTAACACCTCTATTCCAGCCTGCCCCTTTATTGGGTTTTCCAGTTTTTACTTTAGATATTTTATTTTTTGTTATTTCTTCAGTTATTCTACCCGACGATCCCTCGCCCCCTTCTGTCATATTATGTAATAATCCAGTACCTAAATCTTTGCGGCCATAATACGTGATAAGTTTTTTTTCTAACAAAAGTGCCTCAACTTCTGCTAAATTATGTGCAACTATTTTTATGCGATCATTGTGCGGGATGGGCGTTCTGTGTGTTGCCCATGCTCGTGATCCTAATCCTTTACCGCAATAGTAAGGTGTTCCATCTTCTCGCAAATACAAGTAAACATAAAAATTTAAGGGCGGTTGTTGTCGGTTAAAACTCATATTAATATTTAGTGATATTTAACTATAAACTTTTGGAACATAAATATCCCATACGAATAACTACTAATAGATGAGCACTGAAATATTCACTAAATTAACTGACAAATACCCGTTTATAACGCTATGTGTTTACGCTTCTCAAGAATATGTGGGAATTATACAAAATCGGGACGATATAATTACAACAATTTATGACTTTGGAAGTATAAGCGACCTTGATATAAAGAAAGATTTCTTAAAATTAGCCAACATTTGGTGGTGGGAAAGCAACAGATCTATACCTATAAATATTTTCTTAAAAAACGAATGGGATCCGTTTAAAGTTTATTTGCGTACTTTTATAAACAAAGATCTCGAAATTATGCATGGACCAGTCTGTAGTTTAGCTGAATTAGCCCGTAAAAAGTCAAAAAGAAAATCTATTACTTTAGTTAGGAAGATGGAGTAACTTCGTCAAGTAGGTTCATGTGTAAGGTTACTAATGCTGCATAAGAAATTGAATGACTTTTTTTAAACACAAAACCTTTAGAATCATCCCCATCCCATACAGTTTCAAAGATTTTTGGCCAAGATTTATTTTGTAAATGAGCTTTTCCTGGTCTAATAATTGCTATAAAAGCTGCCATTCGCGGAATAGAATCTGGTTTCATTTTCAATAATAAATCAGTATAGTTGCCTATATGTACTAGTTGTTTTGCCCATTCCAAATCATTCCACAATCTTTCCCACGGCGGTTCTTTTGCTAATAATTCTTGATAATGTTCAGGAGATTTAATTAACTGGTATACCGACATGTTAAGTAAATCAATTTTAAAATATCCGCGTTTTTCTGCTTCTTCATAATCTATAGCCGCGCATTGATTTATTGGGTCATAAGGAATATCAGTAATATAAACTCCCGATGCGTGACGTCTGACTTGACCTTGATGTAGTTGCCGTGCTGGTATAGCTTGAATAAGTTTTAGTACTTGTTCTCGGTCTGCCAAGTCAATATCAATATCTGCGCTCATAGAACAAGTATAGCAATTATTCCAACATATGTCAAATAGTGTAGACCTTGGTCGGCCCCGAACCATACCCAAAATTTACGATCAGCAGGAGTCAACCCTTGACTTAAATTTGTTTTTGCCCAATCAATATGATAATGTATTACGCCATCTAGTAAACCAATTGCAATGGCAAAAATATGAGCAACTGGGTCCCACGGGAAAAATAATAATAATACAATTAAGGTTCCGAGTGCGTGTATAGCCGCATGATTGCAACCACCCGGGGCCATATATACTCCCTTATCCTTAAGCATCTTTTCATTTTGTAAAAGAAAATCGCATATAAAATGTTTGATACCAAATAACGCTAATAATATACAAATAATTTTCATCACCAGCCTGCCTTTTTTAACAATTCCTGCGCTTCAATACGATTGGCAGGATCTTCTTTTAATTTCTTTTGCCATATATCTGTGTCAATATATGGCCATACCATAGCTTGTTGTTCAACATTCATTTCAGATAAAAACTTTTGACCTGACTCACAATTATATAATAACCACGGACTAATACGACCATTAACTATTGCGCTTGTTATAGAATTATGATTTCCGTAACGCAAGAAATCTTGCGATGGAGCTTGTTTTTCTTCTGCCCACTTCATAGCGTGTTCTATTCCGCGGGCTAGCGCATCCTCCATTCTTTCTACTTTCAAATAATACATTAAATATTCTTCATACAGTTTGTCACTACACCAATAGTCTAATTTTTTATTTTGTTTTAATACCCATTCAGTAAAACGAGCTGGGTTAATAACTTTTGTGTTTACACAATATCTACCAAATTTTACGAATGCCTTATAGTATGGCGACTCTGCAAAGTCATCAAATGTTTTTAGTTTAGCTGAACCTTGTGTAAGTTCATAAAATTTTAAATAAGCGTTAAATCCCATTCTTACACCGGCTTCGTTTTGTTCTTGCCGACGTCGGCGTGGTTCACAAGAATGTACCGTTAAAGAAGATTCTTTAATAAATGATTTTTTACAGTACTGACAAATATAGCTCATTTTTCTACGCCTAGCTTATGCAAATAAGCATCTATATCCTTTTTAGTATTGATTTGAGCCATAACTTCTAATTCATCATCTTTCAAATGAGGGAATAGTTCTGCTAACTGTTTTTTAATACTGCCACCAGATGCTTTTTTCTTGGGAGCAATCCACTGATGTCTCTGGGCGCCTAATCCTGGGCTAACTGAAGTAGCACATAGCCATTGTAATTGTGGATGTTTGTTTATGTTAAAAAAATGTTTGTTTAGTCTTTCATTACAACTAATCAAGTAAAATTCTTGTAAATCCTTACTACCGGTCACCGCACTTCCCCAACGAATCATGAGATAATTACTAAATTTTTTACGCTCTTCGTCTGTTAAGGAATTATAAAAATTTCGATCTTTGCGATCAAAACATGACATTTCATTTGCAATATGTAACTTATCCATTAAAACGCCCGATTGTAGTCAACCACCTCGCAGTTACGACTAATATCTTTGACAAAATAAACACATAAAGGTTCTTTGTCCTCATTGATTGGCACACATAACATTTGTCCATTTTTAAGTTTAGGAGCATACCATGACACATCCTGATACACGTCTAAAATTTCTACATCTAAAAAACTTGGTCTAAAACTAGTTAATGGATTAAATTGAAATGCTTTAAATCCTCGATCATTTAATGCTGATAGCGGAATAACTTCTAAATCTCCAAAGTCTGGTTCGCCTATTAATAATTGCCAATCTACAGGCATGCGTACACGGTGCTCTCCTATACGCAATACCAATGCCGGAGCATTAAAACTTTCCAAAAATATTAATGGAATATAATGATAATCAGGATCTTGCGGATTAGAATTATCCAGAATAGCAAATCTCATATCATCTATTTCGTCAGGTAGATGATCTAAATCATATGCTTCGTTTTCCAAGGTTAATATTTTCATAGTCTTATTATAACAAATTATTTTATGCAACGCAACCTTTATTTCCACTCCAATTTTTCTTGAGTAAATGGATAGTTAGCTTCCTTGTAAAACTGTTTGCGTTTGGTTAAATGTCGTCGTGCAAACTTACAAGTAGAGGTTACGTCCCAGATTTCTACATGGTCTTTGTCTTCTGCTTTGCGTATACCGCGACCAATCGACTGTATAACTCGCACAAAAGATTTACCAGGTTCAATAAGAACAAGATTAAAGATACGGGGTAAATTAATACCAACAGCAGCAACACCATAGGTAGCCACAATAATTTTTCCAGTACTTGTCGCAATTTCATCATATTCTTCATCTCGTTTTGTTCCTTTTGTTGCCCCGCTTACAAATACAGCATGGTCTCCTAACAATGACACTAGAGCATGTCCGGCAGCTACACGGTCTACTAGTACAAGAGTATTGCCAGTGGCATTAACTTGTGCCACTAGTTTGGATATAGTCTCAAGTCTATCTGAGTCTTCTAATAAAAATTTTAATTCTGATTGATAATTTGTAAATTCTGCGTGGTCTATTAACTGAACAATATTAACATGGCATTGCGCTAATACTCCCCGTTCTTGTAGCTCACTAGCAGCAAGTTGGTTAATAACTGGCCCTAAACTTATTTTAAGTGCTTGGAATTCAAATGCTTCTTTAGGTATTGTCCCTGTTAGCCCCCATCGAATTGGAACACGACTCATTACTGTTGTCATTAAATTTTTTAGGGCATCGGCTTTTGCCATATGACAATTTGATACTACTGCCCCGTCTACTACATAGTTGTGATTGTTTTCTATATGTAAATTATATACTTCTGCCGGTTTAGTTATTTCAGTTTTTTTAATTAGTTTCATATAATGCTTTAATTTTTCTTGCTGTATTGTCATCAAAACGTGAGTAATCAATATCTATATTTTGCAATCGTAGCCAATCTTGATCAGCTATAGTCACAGTATATCCTGCTATTTTTGCCCACTCGTGCAATGCCATAATTTTTGAGTTAAATTTTTCGCCCACACATAATTCACGCGGTTTAACTTCGGCTACTATTTTGTTTTGATGATCCACAAAGTCAACTATATAGACTTTTGTGATACCTTGTAAATTATATTCGATTCGCAATGTTTCATATTCGGCAGATTGATTAATAAATTGGTATAACGCTTCCCAACTTGATCGGTAAGGCTTATCGTCGAATGTCGAATTCCAGTGGGTATTTCTATTATTACTATTCGGGGTAAATTCCCCGTTTAATATTTTCTTTTTCATAATATCAGATCTTACTTGTTTATCAGCAACTGACATTTTAATACCGTACATACCGTTGCTAGAACCAGAATTTTTTTTACTAATTTTATCTTTGACTGATTGCGGTCTAGGACTGAGTGTGCCTATATTTTGTCCTTTGGTGCCAGCATTCCACGGAGTACCAGTATTAAGGTTTTGTTTAATTATATCTCCATATTTTTCCTGAACTGCGTTGCCACCAATAGAGGATAACTTAGCCTTAATCTCGTTAGTAGTGATTGACCCGTTTAGTAAGTTATCAATGTTACTAACCCATAATATAGTTTTAGTGCTTAATAATCTTCTGCAAAACCTATCTTTATCATTATCAATCAAAGTTACTCCCGTCGATAACGTTATACTGTTACCCGAATACGCAATAACTCTGGTAAGTTGATTATGATCTATCATCTTAGCGTTAAATCGATCTATCATTTGTTGGGCTGACTGTTTCATAAATACTTTCGCTTTAGTTAACTGTATTTATACTAGTATAAACTATTTCGTGATTTTTTGTCAATCTATCTGCCCGTATCCATCCATCGTTAGTTAAAAATTTATGGTTTCCAGTAACTTGTATTTTACTTCCATTATCGAACTCCAAATTGTACATTTTTTCACTAGAGGAATTGGTTAAATTTATATGCTGTTTAACTACGATGTCGGTCTTAAATTCTTTTGTATCTTCTGAATAATTAATAACTGTATCGCCCGCTTTAATATCTTTGATTGCTACATATCCCGAAGGTGTTAAAACTTTACTATCAGCAGTAAAACACTCGTCAACCATTACGCATACTACATCTTCAAGAAAATCTTGAATTGTAATTTCTGCTGTAGAATTTTTTGTATTTTTAAGCAAAATATTTAAACTTTGCCAAGTACAAATTGTGTGCGTTTTTCCAAATTCTTTACGATCACCAAAGAAAACGCCGACATCTAACCCCAATCCGCGATAATCTTTTTCTGTTTGTGTTACTAATGACTTGTTGGGAACAATTACAATAGTCCTACCATGTTGTTCACATCGTTGACTTAGTGCCGCAGTCATAATAGTTTTGCCTGCTCCGGTGGCAATTTCCTGAATTGATTGAGGATTTTCTAAAAAATTATTAATGATTTCAACTTGATAATCTCGCAATTTAATTGGCTGGCCTTCCATCGGGTGGCCGGCCCCCCAATTAATATGAATAAATGTATCTTCGTTTACTCGCTCAAAAACAAAATTAGTAGAATAATCACGCTGATCATCAAGTATGATATCATAGTTAAAACTTTCTAATATAGGAATAATTTCTGGCAGTAAATTTGTAAAGGTACTTCCGCCCAGTTGAAAATAAGATACCTTACCATCCCATCGACCAAGTCTAACCGCCGGTAAATAACGAGCCCCGGGTACATCATATTTAAAGGTATTAACTAATTTTCGTCGTGCGTCAAGCTCAAGACCTTCAATTTTGATATTAACCTCGTCGCGTATTATAATTGTAGCTGTTCGCATTATTGCTATTGTAGCATATTTAATTAAGATAAGTCAAAAAAACAGATACCGTTTTATAGGTATCTGTATAAAATGAACTGTTTATACAGTTCAGGAGCTACTTTGTGTATATCCAACATCAGTTGAATACTACAAATTTCTTAAATATGGTGGTAAATCTGTATCTGTAATGGGTAAATCAAAATGTTCCTTAATAATTAAATTCCAGGCTCGCCCTTTACCATAAATGTTATAGCTATATGCTAGTTCAGCACATTCTTTAACAATTAGCTCGGCAAACTTTTCCAAGTCTTCTTCAGGAGTATAGTTGTCAATCATTTCTCTGCCACTATCGTCCCATAAGGTAAATCCTATACCAGCATCAAGGGCAAGTTGTCGAATCCGCTTGTTCATATCAATATCCTTCGTATTGTTCCAGTGTTCTTATTAGATCAGGTAGTGCTCGCTTGTCTATGGTCAGGTAATATGGACCAATATCATCGTAGGCGTGTAATTGGATTCGAACGGCGTCTTTATTGTCTGATACTGATAGATACGGCAGACCTGTTGGGCCATTGATCGTGATCATTTCTTTACTGCCTCCAGGTAGCATTCTTTACAAGCACTATCATTTCCATGTTTACATACATCTAATAACGGATTATCAAAATCATATACCCGATCTGCTTGTGCTAATTTAGCTTTTAATAATTCATTCTCAACTGCCAATTCATCTGCTCGAACCATTTCGTGTGAGTGTGCCGAGAACAGCCGGTCTCGTTCCTTTTGTAGCTGGCGTAGCATTTCGGCACACTCTTTAAAAAACTTACTCTGCCCCATTGACACATGAATATCCAATTCATCAGCTAGTTCATTTGCGTTCATTACCATTGCTCCACTTTCTCTAAAGCTCTAATCAATTCAGATACCACTCGTTTATCAATATTAATAAACATTGTTTTATTCACTTGGTTAGGATACAGTTGTATTCTCACCTTATCACCCATATCAATTACTGAAGCGTATTGAAGGCCTTGTGATTCAATCGTGGTTGTTGGATAAATTGTATTCATAATGTTTTTCCTCTAATGTCCTCAATTTCTGTTGGTACATCTTTATTCCGCAACTCCAAAATGGTCTTGAATTCTTCGTTTAACTTCATGTAAAGCACCATTGTAATCTGTGTATAGTTCATTGCTGGTCCAACTGCCATCTACATTACGATTTACTAAATCATCAGTAACACTAACACATTCCCGCACAATTAACTCGGCAAACAAGTCTAATCCTTCTTGGTCTGGATTGTCCTGAATGCCGGCTTGTTGTTTTAATTTATTAAACATTCTTCATACAAGTTGCCGAGGCTAAAGACTTCCAATTTTCTTCTGATACTTTAGTTAAATCAGCTAACTTTAATGCCATACGTAACGACATTTCGCGTAGTTTAGTTTGATTAGCATCCATAAATGCTAGAATGTTTTCACCTGTTTCTGGACTAAAGTCGTAATCTCTAAACAGTTGTCCTTGGCGGAAAATTTGTTTAATACGCAAAAACTTATCACGCATCGTATCCAAGGTCAAATCCAAAAAGTGACAACGTGATTGCAATGCTTCCAAGTGATCCTTCATTTTTTTACTTTGAATGTTTTCAAATTTAAGGTTGGTAATAAAAATTGCTCCGCCCTTAAAATCAAACTGGTCAGGAACTCCCTCGCGGCGTAGCATAGCTGAATCTGAATTCCAAAAAATCTTACGTTTCTTGCCAGAGTCAAGGGCGGCTTTAAGAATATTTAAGGATAACTCGTCTTGGAATACCGAATCACAATCGTCAAACACTAAAACGTTGTTAGCGTCACTATGACGATAAAGGGTACAGTACAATCCAATCGGAGTCATTGCCCCTTTAACCACTTCGTACTTAATTTTTTTACCTGAAATCTTATCAAACAAACCTGATTTCTCAAGTTCAAATTCTACACCGTAACTTTTACCTACACCCGGAGGACCAACTACAATCATCGCACGAACGTCACCTGAAATAGTAGCACGAGTCATTTGCTGTAAAATTTCAAATCGCTGTTCAATGCGATCCATAACTTCGTCGTCTGTTTCTATAGGGGTTACAATAGGAGCAACAAATTCTGCTACTGGAACTGATTCATTTGTAAACTCAATATCTTCTATTGAATTTACTTTAATACGAACTTTATCGAATTCTTCTCCGAAATATCCTTCTGATTCTACAGTCACGTAGCCTCCTTTAACGCCTGTCTGATAACCTTTAGCAAGTGTAAATGCAATATTTTGAACTGTTTTGTTGCGATACACACCATTTTTAATTAATACTGTTGACATACTTTAGCTCCTACTTTTATATTTTAAGTAACTATTATAGCGTTAATTGAATTACAAGTCAACTATTTTTACGTCTAAAAATTCCTTTAATCTGATCCCGAAAATTTGCGGCAACCCGGCGCACTTTTTCAGTTCTTTTGACATGATCAAATTCGGCTTTTTCGTACCGACGTCGCTCAACTTTTTCTTTATCAAATTCATGTTGTTCAAGTGGGGTTGTTATGCTGTTTCCTATTAACCCCTAGTATAACGAATAATAATATCGGTACTGCTAAACATTGCCTTAACTGTTTGCTCAGCTACATAAGCTGACTCGGTATTAATAGGCATAGTACCTTCGCTTACTACATTGTTAGAACCTTTTTCGTAGGCTGTATAAGTTACATTATAAACGGTCATTTTGCTTCCTTTCGTTAATTTTTACTATAAAACTAGTATAGCAAAATTGAAATATTCAGTCAACCAAAAGATATATTGTTGTATTTTTACAACGGTTATACTTGAATATCTTCCATTCCGGCCGCCCGTAATCTGACAATATGTCCAAGCATAAAGTTCTTAGATTCCATGGCTTTCATGATTCCCAAATAACGATTTCGTAGCAATGCTACTTCATTTATCAATGTTTCAAAGTCAATAACTTCATCTTCGCCATCAACATATTTTTCAGCATCTCGACTGGTTAACGCACGAGCATACCCTTCTAAATACTTTTGAAAATGTTTACGACGAATTTTGCGGATTTGAATATTAAGATAATTTAATACTGCTTCTATTTCTTGAAGTTGATTAAACCTATGCTCAGTGATGCCCGGTAAAGCAGTAATGTTCTTTTCTACAAGCCCACCTATTCTACAGTCACGCTTGGAATCTTCCAACTCTTTTTCATAGTGCGCAATAAAATCTGGAATAGCACTCAAATCCGAAGTTACGCGGCTATACCACATTAATAATCTTCGTCCTCATCAATTTCAAAATCTTCTTCGTCTTCAAATTCATCGTCATCTTCGTGATCTTTAAGATAGCTGGCTAGAGCACGGTTGACTTCTGAGTCAGATTTAAAAGTAGATTTAATATCATCAGCATCAACATCATTATCGATTAGTACTTCAACAAATGCGGTTGCCGCGTCTACTCGGTCTACTGAATTAACGTACCGTTTGAGTTCGTTCCAAATTTCTTTTGTTAAATCAACTGACATTCTTATTCCTCCGTTGGTGTGTCATCAGTACTTACCGGTTCACGCTGATTTCCAAAGTCTACCATAATTTTATCAAGGCATCCATCTTCGTTGGCTTCCCACTTTTTACGGAATTGTTTAATAACTTCACCATCTGCTGTGACAAATACTAAACTGTTACCTTCCTTTTTAAGTAAGCCACGTTTTTCAGCTAAGTCTACCATACCGGAGTAAGGATTCATACCTGTTTCGTAAGGAATCTTAATTTGCATACCTTCAAACGGTTTGGCATAACGAGTTTTCATTACTTTACAACCAGCACGGATACCCATAACATCAGTAATCTTGTTACCATCTTCATCTTCTTTGAGTTTCATTTTTTTCATAGCAACAACAATACTTGATGCGTAGATAAAACCTTGTCCGCCAGAAATTTTGTCATCTGGGTCAAACATGTCTTGACTTGCGTATGTGTGATTTGTACATACCATTCCAACGTTATAACTACCAAAAAAGTTAACTGAGTTACGAACTAGTGCTGTAAGTGCTTTGGGTTTACGACCCATATCGCCTTTCATGTCACCAGCCTCAAACTGATTTACATCCGTTGGAGTTAACAACATGCCTAAACTATCAACTACAAACAATACCTTTGGACGTTCACCATCTGGTAGTGTTTTGTAATCTTGCATAAATGTTGAAATAGTCTTTGCCACGTCATCAATCATTGCCATATTAAGTTTAAGCAGTTTGCTTTCGCTTGTATCAACACCAAGATTATGTAACCATAATTCATCAAGAGCATTTTCTGTGTCAATTAGCACAACAAAAATACCTTGGTCCTGTGCGTTTTTGACAATGTTGCCTGAACAAATATAAGATTTACCAGCACCTGATTCGCCAGCAAATACTGTAACCTTACCTAGCGGAATACCTTTGTTAAAGTCTCCTGAAATAAGATAATTTAAGGCAAAGTTGCCTGTTGAGATCCAATCAGTTGGATCATTAAATCCAATTGACATGCCGTCAATTGATTTAGTAATATCCTTGCGGAATTTACTGAAGTCATATGGCTTTGCCATTTTTAATCCTTTAAGTTATAGTAGATATAATAACACAAGAGGCAACTCTTGTGTTATTATTTGGTTAAATGCTTAGGCTTTTTGACGAGCACGGATCATGGCCAAAATATCTTGGGCTTTGTCCGATGTTGGCTTAGCTTGAACTGCGGTAGTAGCCACAGGAGCATCTTCATCATCAAAATCGCTTACCGTAGGTAGTGTTATCTTAGCCACGGGAGCATCTTCATCTACAGTACTTGCTGGAGCTGAGCCACTTGCTGGAGCATTGACCCCTGCTGGACGGAAATATTGTCCCCAACGTTCTGTGTCATAACTTTGACCATCAACCGAAGCTTCAAACATTTCTTTGATAACTTTAAGTTCAACTTCGCCGGGCTTCTTGGGTAAGAATGTACTTAAATCTGCTAAACCATATTGCTCAATTGCGGCTTGTTCAGCTTCAGTAAGTGCTGATTCTTTACGGGCCCATTTACTTCCGCTGTAGTCTGCAAAGCCACCTTTGGCACCTTTGGAGATACGGAAATCTAAACCACGCAAATAGTCAGTTGGCAATTCTTCCAACTCTGGATCCATTAACGCACCTTTAATAAGTGTGAAAATTTGTGGGCCAATAATAAATCTACGAATTGGATTTTCTGGAGCTTTGTCATCTGAGAGTGGATTCTCACGAACAAAACCTTGGAAAATATAATCGCGTTTTTTCCAATATTTACGACCCATTTCTTCTAAAGATTTGTCTTTAAACCATGTGCGTACTTCCGTAAGTATTGGACAAGTTTCGTTCCACATTTCTACGCATGGTACACGAACTTGTACTTGTTTGGATTCTAAATCACCTTTGATGCCATTAAATGGTAAACGAATCATAGCACGTTCTTGCCAAAAGAAAGTGTTTTTTGTGTTACCGTCTGGAAGGAATCGTAGTGTTGAGGCTGTACCTTCTGCAATATTCCAATGTGGATAAATTGCTGAATCGCCTTGTGATTGACCGCCTGTTTGTTTACTGTCTGCCGCTTGTAAGCGGGCTCTGATTTCTGATAATGATGCCATTTTAGTTGCCTTTCAAGTTTTAAAATGTGTTGCCTATCTATATTACTAGATTAAATTACGTTGCTTGCCTAGCTATTATACACATCTAGGTCTGTGTTTACAACTAAAACGGTTAATTAGATTAACCGTTTTTTATTGTATGTTTATTTATGTTACTTTGTAATACCTGCTAAGAATTTAATACGATCCATCATGTCTTGATCAATCCCATCAACTGTTTGAAGTTTACCAGAATGACCATATTGTCCTGCAAGCGGAGTACGGTCACCAGATTCTTCTTTCATTTTACCTTCGGCTACTGTTTCTACCTCATCTTGCGTGTCGCTATCATCACTGCTACGCGAAAACATATCGCTAACCTTATCGCCTATTTTGTCACCAATGTAAGCCCCGGCTGGTGCTGTAATAAATGATAATGGATTTTCAGGTCCTAAAGCCACTAATTCACCAGCGGCAGCACCAAGGCTCTTACCTATAATTCCTTCTTCAGTTGGTTGATTTTTTTTAACAAGTTTATTTTTTATTTTATCTTGTAATTTAGGTAATATATTATTTAAAAAATGGTCAGATATCTTAGTGCCTAATTTTTCGCCATAATGTGCACCAATTTTTGCAAAATGCGGGGCTAAGGGATCTTCTGGACCACCAGCAATAAATTCGCCGGCCAATTTACCAAGATGCTGTCCTATAGGCCCTTCATTAGTTATCCCAGCCATTTCTTTTATTCTGTATAACTGTTGATTATTTTCATCTAATGCTTCTTCGTCATCAGACATCATGTCACTAATTTTATCGCCAATATGTCCGCCAATTGCCGATCCTGCGGCAGCACCTGCGACAGGTTGCCCCATTCTGGAACCTGCCATTCCGCCTATAATTTCTCCGGCCGTTGATCCGATAGTTTTGCCCATATCAGTTTCGTCAGTTTGTTCTGTGCCATAATCTTTGGCTAACTCATCGTGAATGATTTGCAACATTTCTTCTATATCATCTTTATGATATCCTGCGTCAATCATAAGGTTATCAACTTTTTCATGTATTTGGTCTGAAACAAATTTTTCCACATTTGTTTTTGGATTGGCATAAACATTATAAATGTCAACATCACCGCGAGCTATGTCTTGTAGTAGAATATCTACTTCGCTCATAGCAGATTCTTTTAAAACTGCTACTCCAGCTAATTTGCAAATGCTTTCCATTTCAAATTTATCCTCACCCATTTCATTTTCTGCCACAGGGGGTTGTGCTGGCGGTTGAGGTTGTGCTGGAGCATCTGCCGGCGGCTGTGCGGTAGCGTTTGGATCTTCGATACTTGAGTCGTCAGTAGGGCTATTCCAAAAATCTTCTGGAGGCGGAGTAGGAGATGTTTTAATTTTTCCAATAACTTCTGCTATATCAGGATTACTTTTTAATTCTTCTAAGCGAGCTAGTATAATTTTACGCCCATCTGCATCAGCATCTTCTTCAGCTAATTCTTCTAAACGATCGAATAATTCGTCGTCGCCCAACAAATTATATAATTGTTCTGTGGCATTAGTAGCATCGGCACCAACTGGCAATTCTTTGCTTAACAATTTTATCAAATCATTTTGTTTTTCTTTAGTATCGGGTATTTCCCAAGTACCTTCAATAATAAGATTAGCCCAATCTTCAAATATGTTAGCTTCTTTCATAGCATTTTCCTTTTGTAATTTTGCCAGTAATGGCAATGCTTGTTCAATACGACTGTCAATGTTTTGTTCTATAAACATGTGACGTAAATCTTCAATTATAACATCTTCATCAGTAAGAGCAGCCGGATCCCATCCCTCGAAATATTTTCCGTATCCGTTTTTTGTGCTTAAACTTTTTAAAGTATTTTGTAATGTTTCGTAATAATGTGTGGCTTGTTCTACTAACTGTTGCGTTTCGCCTTCAAATATTTTTCCGTGATTGGCTCGACGGAAACGACTTAGCAAATTCATTTCACTTACAATAGTAACAATATGTTGGCCCCGAATATCATAAGGTTTTCCGCCTTGTTTAACATGCTCTAGCATGGCACGTCCGGCAGATAATTTTAAAAATGGTAATTTAAATCTTTCTCCATCTTGAGTTTCAATAAACAATGATTCAATATAACGAAAACGTTTGTCGTTTTCACCTAAATTCTTTTTATGTTTAATCATCAAGCGAGCTTGTGTAGCATCACCATTCCATGATGTATTTTTTGTCCCTTGCCAGCTTTCAAATAAACCTTCTTTGATGGCTGCTTGTCCTTGCATGCTGTATTTTAATTTATTTAGATTCATTAAATTAAAAGTGCCCGGGACATTTCTTACAGACCAATTTTTTAATTGATACAAAAAGTCATCAAACCATTCAGTTCTATCCTTTTGATCTTCCATTGCTTTACCAATATTATCGCCGCAATAAACATCTAAATCGTCACCCAATTGCAATACTACTGTGCCATAATCTTGTCCAGATTGCCCTTTATAATCAAACGAAAAAAGTGTTGCTTGATCTGGAGATGGGGCTGGTTTGCCCTGATTGTTTAGTGCTTGTGGGTCAAAGTTTTTGCTAATTAGCAAGTCAAACAGTTTTTTATTGGCGTTATTTGGCGTCATACATTATTTAGTTTACTTTAATTTAATACATAGTTGAAATAAAAGGCATTGGGGCTTCGATGGTATCACCAAAATCACGCATTTGCACATTCATTTCAGGGTGATATTCTTGTAACAATATCATCATTCTTGTAACCAGTAAAGTAGCCATTACTAAGTCGTCCGAAGAGCCTGGTTTAGCAGCATAGCTTAGTCCATGGGCTATAAAATCCTTTAGTTCACTTATCAATGGTTTACTGAATATCTTCATTTTTCCTGACTCAATTAAAGTTTTAAATTTAGCACAGGCTGTAAGTTTATTTTTTGGGCTAGTATTGAAACCTTTACGGTACCTGCCGGCTCCTCTGGTAGGATCTGAGAGGAAATAACCCTTTATATTTTGTTCGCCAAACTGTTCAATGGAAATGAGGGCGGCCTCGCCAATGTTATTATTCTCAACTGAATAGTAAATTGAGTTTTCGTCTTTAACAATACCATACAAATATTTTACAATGTCTGCAAGGATACGAATTTGCTCGGGAATGGGTGTTCGATTGTGTTTCCACTCACCTATTTGCTGTGTTGTATTGGCTTCAAATATTTGTATAGCCGACGGATCTCCGCCAGTACCTAACGATGGGTCAAGCCCAACACAATATATTTTTCCTGGCTCTGGCATTTTAAACCAACGAACTTGGCTAGTTCTATGTATTGGTTCGATTCCTTCTAATTCTATAAGTTTAGTTGGGGCAATTAGCGTTTCGTCGTTAATAATAAATTCACAATTCATCTCACGTCGGAAACGATCTTCGCCCAATTGACTTCGAGTAGCCGCGGCCCATGCCTCATCTCTATCCGGATGTTCTTCCCAATAGGAGCGAAAAGCTCTAAATCCATTTACGCCAACTTCTTGCATATTGCCGTGCGAATCTTCCATTTTGTTGGCACCTTTCCACAATAACGCAAATTGGTCTTCGTCTGAGTTAGGGGTGGAAGTGATAATTGCTTTACCACCAGTTGTTAATGTTGGTGATATAGAAGTCCAGAATTCTTGAGCTACACTTGGTCGCACAAACGCAAACTCGTCCGCATATAATAATGATATAGACATACCACGACCAGTATTTTCTGTTGTTGTAGCTGAAATAATACGGGATCCATTTTCAAATTCTATAGATCCTTTATTATAATTTGTAGCTCCAGCACGAATATGATCCGGACACATTTCATAAGCAAAGCGAACACGTGTCATAATTTCTTGTGCACCATCATATTTGTGTGCTGCAATTAATACCGTGGCGTCTCGAACAAACATAGCGTACCATAACAAATATCCTGCTGCTGATGTTGACTTACCTGTTTGGCGTGGCATCATGGCAATCGCAAAACGATAGTTATGATATGTGTTAATTAATCTCTCTTGATATTCGTATGGCTGATATAATTGTCGTCCTTGAACTGGATGCTGTATATAGAAAAAATGCTTCATAAAGTATTCTGGTCCATTAATTGGATCAGTACAAGCTGCAAATTCAGCCAACTGTTGGGACGTATAAACTTGTTGTTTATGAGGAGATTTTGCTAACGATGAAGCATCAAATGACATATATTAATTTATGTTGTTATTGCCCTAATCCAAAATTCATACCAGTTGCTTGTTCTATAGCAGATACAGTTGTTTGATATTTTGACAAATCTGTGACAGGAAGAGCAGTATTAGGCATCATATATGCCATAATTTTGTTGGTGCTTTTATCATATATAATTTTAAATAAACGGGTTGGAACCCCTAAACCATTTCCAATTGTTTTGTATCCGGGATCATAAACTGGACCGGAAATAATGTAAAAATCGCCGCCTTTAAGTGCCCACCCACGTTCCCAAAATTCTAATTCACGCCATATATCGCGATTATTATTGGAATTTTGCGGTACCATATTTGACAATAAAAAACTCTCTGTCATAATTTGAGCGTTGACTGTGTTATTACCCGCAGGACTCATATGGCCTTTATCATATGGCGCACCGTCATAGTCTTTAAGTGTACTTCGGCACGCGACGCTGACTGCCGGATCTTCGTGAAAATTGTTTAATCTTTTAGCCGGTCCATTAATATTTGCCTGGGTTAAATGTTCAAATACAGCCATTGGCGTTTTAGTTGCACATCGATGTATAACCGCATAGTTGGCTTTACATAATTCTTGGTCGCCGCTTTTTGATACATACTGAGGGGTTCCATTAGGAGTAAATTGTGGGCATTGTTTATTAATTTGGGCAGACGCAAATAGCGGCATCAATAAAAATAATGCTAAAAATATATATTTTTTCATTTTTATTTAATTTTACTAAGTTCAATAATACGAGCTAAATGATTAGTTGCTTCTTCAATTGTATGTTTGGCATGAACATCTTTAAACGGAGGTTCGCCTTGTTTTTGTTTTTGATATAATGCCCTATTACTTATAATTTCAACCCAGGTATTAACATCAGGATCATTAAATTGCCAAAAATCAAAAGTTATGTGACTAGATATTGGGCGACAATATAAAGTATTTTCTTCGGCAATAATCATCAATTGGGCAGTCGTACGCATTTTTTTAACCTCTGTACTAGTACGCATGGCATTTAATTGTGGATCATCAATCCATATTTGGCATAACCCGTCCATCATTTCTTCTGGCGTGCTAGCCATATTAACTACATATTCTGCTTGTGCCAATCTAGCTTCTGAACTTATACGACTTAATGTTTCATTTTTTTCTTCACAACGTTGGTATCCCGCCCAAGGTATCCAAATACCATGATTAGTTCTGGCAACAGTTTGATTTTTTGGAATTTCTTTTACACGATGCTCATATCCACCGCGTTTTTCGTACTGTCCTTCGATCCAAGTACCTTCTAACAAATACATGTGTTCTCTGTCGAATATTACTGTATTTCCAGTAAGTTCATTTTCAATTAAACTTCGAACTACTTCTTGTACATTGCCGTATGTCAATGCTTTTTTAATTTTTTTACCATCTTTGCTTGGTGTTTTTGTTCTAACTGAAATTTCTTTTTCGTCATCTAACACCATAAGACTAGCAGATAGTACACCAATACCAGCGCCATTTAATCCTTCACAGTATTGTGTTATATCATCCCAGAAATAAAGTATTTCGTTTCCGTCTGATCTTTTTTGTTTGAAAGAAATTTCAGGTGTGTAGTTTCGATCACGATTTTTAACTGCTACCCAACCATGGTCATCAAAATATTTTGCAATAATTACACACATGGTTTATTTACCATATCCTTTAAATTCTTTTACTGGACTTACTTTATGTATTTCCTCTGATTCTAAAGAACGTCTATCACTAACTAGAATTTTATGTTTAGTACCTATTGTAGCCATAGCTTGATAAAACATATTTTCTTCTTCTTGAGTGTAAGGATGAATAGTGTTGTATTTTTCTGCCCAGCTACTTTCATCCATGTCTACTGGATCACGGCTTTTGCCATCAGCCATACCCATAGCCATTCCTATGCGATTTAGATGATATATTCTATCTACTGTATCAGGATCACGTGCCAAATGAACACTACGACTTGCGTTTGCTACATTATTACGCATTTTAGGAATACCAAATTCATTTAAAAATTCACGGGCTCTCATTTTCCGTATCCTTTAAAAGATGTCACAGGGCTTGTTTTATAAATTTCAGGATGTTCTTTGCTGCCTACATAAGCATGATGTTCGGCTGTGTGACCCATTTTTTTCATTGCTCGCAATATTTTATCGTGTTCTTCTGGAGTATAAGCTGTATACAAAGGTTTATTTCCAGCCCAACTATCTGTATCCATTTTTTCAAGGTCTTCTGGCTCCATACCAGTAAGCATGCCTATGCGATACTCATCATAGCTACGGCTTCTATATAAATTTTCCATATTTTTGGGAGCTATCATTCCAGGATTGGCATGAAGAAAATGTGCATCAGGTTTGCCTCTGAGTGATTCAATTATAAATTCTCGAGCTCTCATTTTGGATAACCTTTAAATCCTTTTATTGGACTGGTTATATTAGTATCTGGTGGTTCATCAGAATTTTTAGTGGTAATTTGTGTGCCTTTTACTCCCAAAGTTTTAGCAGTAGCATTTATAATATCAGCATCAGCTTGTGTATATGCCACTGTGACAAATTTTTGTCCCGTTGGGCCATATTTTTTCATGCGAAATGAATCACCGTTGTACGGTTCTCCGGCGGCGGCAACAATAAATCTCCACATGTCGTAGGGATTAGAATTATCTAATGAATTAAATTTTTCCATGTCTGGAATGACATCACGCTCTGATACGGAAAATGTTTCACTAGATGCATTCTCGGCAATAAACTCGCGAGCTCGCATAATAAATTAACCTTGACTAAACACACTCGCTTGAGCAGAACTAGCTGTTCCAATCTCACGAGTAGTACTATTGCCACCTGTAATTGTCAAATAATTTCCTGCGCCAACATAAATTTGTTGACGAGAATTAGCAGCCACTTGAGGATTGCTGTTGCCATATAAATTGCCTGGATTTGGTAGTGTTACTGTAAAAACTCCATTACTAACATTACCAGTAGCATTAGCACTTAAGGTTAAACTAATTCCAGGTGTTATATTAGCTACAGTTGTACTTGCTGGTATGTTAGTGCCAGTTATTGTAGCATTTGCCATATCTGGGCGAGCAGCCGTAGTAGTTAGCACATTAGCTCCGTTAGTGGTACTTCCGCCAATAGTTATAGGTTGAACGGTTGACAGCACATATACGTTATATGTAACAGGATTAGATCCTGTTACAATTTCTGCTTTATCTGTATACCAAACGGAGTTTGATAAGTTTCCACTGTAAACGTTTGCCGTGCTCATTGTTATTTCCTATTATTTTGAAAGTGTTTCAATTGCTTTGTATAAATCAACAATACTGCGTTCAGCATCTTCTTTGACTCTTACTGCCGTTACAGGTATAGTTGTTTGGCCATTGCCAGCTACATCATGTTTTGGACCATTTAATCCGCCGCTATATTGTAGTGCGTCGTCATCATATTCTTGATTAGTAGGATAGTCAGGATCATTTTCATCAACTGTTACATCGGCTTCGTCAACTGCTTCTTTAGTTGGAGCTGGAGTATATGAACCCTTAACTTCGCCAGTACTAAAATTTGTACTACCACCTGGATACTCTGCTGTTAACTCGTTTAATTCTTCACCGTGTTCATGTCCTAATTCATCGCATTGACAAGGAATCCCACCGCAAGTTCCACATGGTTCTTCACCGTGTTCGTGCCCTGCTTCACCGTTATGTGAAATACCCATATGCTGTAGCAACTCTTTAATTCGATGAACATCATTACCAGTAGCTGTAATAGTAATTGAATCTTCATCACCCATCATATTTTCAGCTACAGTAGATTTAACTTGTAATGACTCACTAATCATTGATTCAACTTCGCGGTTGAAAGAATCATAAATGCCTTTGCCAATACTCATACCACCGCTGGACTTTTTAGGAGTACCAGTGCTTGTAGATACAGACCCAGAAGTTGTTGTTTCATCAACTTCTTTTTTCTTGCCTTTCTTTTCATCATACTCAATGTCTTTAGTTACTTTTTTACCGGCACGTTCAGCACGATTATCTTTTTTAACGCTTTCTTCTTTAGATTTTTCAGGATGCATGCCGTAGTAAGCACCTAATGCTTGTGTTTTGCGTTGTTCTTTGCTTTTACCAGCAAACTTTGGGTTTTTAGACTTTTCAAAATCACTAATGATTTCGCCGGCTGGGGTTTTCTTAGTAATTTTTTCACCAATAGTAACGCCTTCTTCGCCAGTGGCACGTTCGATATTACGTTCAATATTACTTTCCAAATAATCTCGAACTGTTTTTAAATAATCGCTAGCAATAGTAATTTTACTCTTGACCCATTCTGGAACTGACTCGTCACTTTGAACTACTGCTTCTAATTCTTTAGCGGCGCGGCGAATTGTGTGAATTTGATTTTTAGTCATTGAGTCGCCGTGTTCACTATCTTCATTGGCCATTGGATCTTTATGTTTCCAAGCTCCTTTGGTAAAACGATGCGCTTGCGGAGCTTTGCTAGGACGACCGCGACCGCGTTTAACTGCGGGCTGATCATCGTCACCTTCTGGCTCATCAAATGTTTCTGGCTTGCGTGTATAAACTGTACCAGTAGATGTTTTACGTTTATCAAATTTACCTGTGCCTTTTTCTGCTTCGCGTTGCTTTAACCAAGCATCCATTTCAGCAAATCCTTCGTCAATATCACTTGTGTCAGTAAATTCTTTATTGCCTAATTTAAATTTTCCACCTTTTGGTGTGCTATGTAATTTACCAGTGAAGGCATTACCTTCGTCTGTCATATCATCTTCATACATTCCACATTCGTCAAGACCACAAGCCTTGTAAAATTTGTCGTGGTTAAAACGTGGATTGCTAGCTTTAAACATATCTGCATGCTGTTTAGCAAGTTCCATACGTTTTGCTGGATCTTCAATATGTTTAAGCAACTCGGCTGTGTGACGGAAATGCTGGCGAGTCATTGCTTCTTCAATGGCGCTGGTGTCAGTATAAGTTTTGCCACCTACGCTAAACTTGCCACCTTTAGGGGTTGATTTAAGTTTACCAGTAAATGCGTTACCTTCAAATTCCATACCATTGTAAGCATTAGCTTTATTGGCTTTACCATTATATGGTTTAGATCTTGCATTTTCTTTAAAATATTTTTTGCTTTCCTCCATTTCGTCTTGTCCGGCAATACCACCGCGAGTGTCTACCACACCTCCGCCTGCAGTAACACCTGGCACTGCAGGCGCCGGAGTAGGGGCCGCAACAGGTTTACCACCATTTGGAGCACGGGATAAAATTGCAGCATCAGTTGGATCTGCGCCGCCTAACCACTTTTGATCTTCTGGACTCATTTTAGAATAAGCTGCCGCTTGTGGGCTACCAGCTGGCCATGGTCCGTTATTAACTGCTGGTGCTGGAGCCGGAGCATTCATTGCAGCACCTGACGCCTTGGCCGCATCAACTGATGTAGCTGCAGCCGGTGTACCTGCTGGAGCTGTTGCTGCCGGAGCTGGTGTTCCTCCACCAAATTGTTTGATAGCCGCTTGTGTAGCTGGTCCCATAATGCCATCTGCTTGAATTTTTGCGCCTTTAGCAATTAACTCTTGTTGTTGTTTGAGAACAGCTGGATCAGATTTAGCACCGCCACCTGTTGGAGTTGGCGGTCCTTCGGCTGGCGGATTAACTTTATCACCTGGATGAATTAAATTAGGATTTTTTTGATATTGTGGATTGGCTTTTAACAATTCAGGCAGAGTTGTTTTCATTTGTTTAGCAATTTTGGTCAAATTATCGCCCGCAACTACCGTATATGGTTGTGGTGCTGCTGGTGCGGCTTGAACAGGAGCAGAAGGATTTAGTGCTTGCTTTGCTCCTTGATACGCTCCCTTGGCAACTTGACCAATTTTTTGAGCGGCATTTCCAATAAAATTGCCTGCGGCAGTAGCTTTATCTCCTACATAATCACCGGCTGCATTGCCTGCTATTCCGCCGGCTGCGGCACCAGCGGCGGCACCAGGCCAACCGCCCATTGCTTTACCAGCCAGTCCACCAAGCCCGGCACCAATACCGGTACCCCAAGGACCTTCTTGAATCAAGTTTGCTTTTTTATGCAGATAATTCATCATTTCCTGATCTTCATAAAAATCACGTTTACCTTTTAAACGGTCCATTTTTCCTTTAACAGGTAAATTTCCAGGAATACCTTTTTTACAAGCACAAGGTTCTTTGTGACATACTGGACAAGCATCTTCTAATGTCATTGTATCTGCTTCATCCATTTCTGCATCTTCGTGGGCTATATTTTTAGCAAACTGAGCCATGTGACGTAAGTGTGCGTTCTTACTGTGTGTTGCTTTTTCAATTTTGCCTTTGGGGATAGTTTCACCTTGTGGCACATGTAGAGCTTTATGTAAATCGCCTTTCGTACTTGGCTTGGTAGCCTTTTGAATCCATTTTTCACCTTCACTCAATGAAGATAAATGTTGATCTAAGTCACTAAAATGTTGTGAACTGTCACCACGTGCTGTAGATGCTCCGTGTCCGCGACCGCTGAATTCGTTACCTTGTTTGTGATGTGACCATTCGCCATAACGATTAATGTCTACATATCCTTTAGTAGGATGTGACATATTTGCTCCGTAAGTTCCGCGATGATATTTCATGCCATGTTTTTTTGCAATGCCTTCAAGCCCATCATCTTCTTCTAAAGATCCTGAACCACTAAAGTTCATGCCGCCTGTGCCATCTTCCATTAAAGATTTTAAATCTTGTTTAAGCGATTCTTCAAGAGTTATACGAGCTGGTGTTTTAGGAGCAGCCTTTGCTTTTGCAACATTCTCAGCAATTTTATCTTGTTCTTTACCAATGTTGGCTAAAGTTTCGTTAAGTTTGTAAAATGGATTCATTTGTAATTCCCTGATGGTTGTGCGCCTGTAGCAGGCTTGCGTGGTCGCTTTTCGGCGTGAGTCATTGGGCTGTCATCGCCCATTTTTAAATCATTTGTTGTTTCTGCTGGTTTAGGTTTACCGCCAGCAATGGTAAAGTTACTGCGATAAGAATTTTTTAGTACAGCATGATCAAATGGATCAGCTGAATAATCTTTGCTCAATGCTTTTTGTTCAGCATCTGGTGCCGGATAATCAGTATTGGTTAATAAATTTTTATTTTCTTTTTCAACTTTGGCTTTCTCGCTGTCGAGAGAATCATCGTATACTGATGTTTGCATAATAATTTTATTAGGGTCAAGATCCAACAATTTAGCAATTTGTTTAATTTGTGGTTCAATAGCAGGGTAACGTAACTGAACATCTATACTTGTAACCTTGTCATTTTCAAATGCTGGAAAATCTGCTGGTTTAGCTTGAATTGGGGTAGTTTTTTCTGTCCCAATAGTTAAAGGATCAAACTGTTCAAGTTTGTCTTTAAGTTTAGAGTAGAATCCAGTGGGCAAATCACCAACTATTTTAATTCTATAGTTATATGTGCGTTCTGATTCAGTTAAATAATCTTTAAAATTTTTCATGGTTGTTTCCTATATTATATTTATACTATTTGTCTTTTTGCGCTCTATCACTTAATAAGCGTTCTAACAAATCATTTCTGGTTAATAGCTGTCCTTCCGCAGTGGGCAGGCTATTTAAATCGCCCGATCTTTTAGCGGCATCTTGATCTAACTTTAACTTTTTAAGTTGTAGATCAATCATTTTTAATTTTTTATTAAGTTTAGTAGTTTTAGCTGTAAGAGCGTGTCCCAACATATTTCCAGCTACAGCAAACAGCTCGGCAGCGTATCTACTGTCTACATTCATTCCAAGATCTGAAAGATCAGTATAACTTTGCTTGGCTAAATTTGCTAACTCGTCTAACTCTTTATCTGAAGCTTCTAAATCACGAATAGCTGGCAACGCTTCGTCAATTTTATCAATTGTATCGTCTATTTCTATAATAGCCGAGCGTGTTTCTTCAACAGTCATTTGTTCGCTGATAACAGGGTTTTCGTCATTGAGTTTATCAAAACCAAAAATTTCTTCCAATTTTTTTGTCATATGGTATTTACCATATTTTGCAAAGTTGTTACTTCTTTTTACCACCCTGATGGAATATTTGATCTTCGTTAATAACACGAAAAGTAAGTCCATTTTGCTTGGCCCATACTGTAGCATGGTGCCATTTAGCGTAATTGATTGCTACAATAGCTTTATCACGATCTTTCATTTTACTTTCAACAATACTTTGACTTTTTGGTTTGATTTCTATTAATTCAGCTTTGGCAGTATTATTTGGGCCGCGATATGTTACTAAAAAATCTGGAACATAAGTGCTCATTTTTCCAGTTAATGGATGACGATAGGGAATTCTAACCGGTTCAGATGCCCATTGCGTGATATTATCATTGTGGTCACAAAAATGCATAAAAGAAAATTCCCAGCCACTTCTGTAACGTGGTTTTCCATTGCCAGCATATTTGTGGCCGTTTTTTACAATGTATTCACCTTGACGAAAATTAGGCATAACTTATTATTGTTTTATATTATGCCCAACATAATAATTAGGCAATGTGGGTACTTGTACGCCTAACATAGTTGCTGGACTTTGAAAAGTATTGAGATAGTAGGCAAAAGTCAATGTAACTTGTGGAGCTGATAACCCTTGTACTGATTGTAATAAATTCATCACTGGTATGTTAGTTGAGCTGGAAATACGAAATAATGTTGTTGTAAAATTATCTGCTTGAGGAGCAGTATTAAACACAGATAAAAAATAACTGTGTACTGCATCATATTCTTGACCAGAAACTGATTGATTATATTTGTAAAAGCGATCAAAAATTTGTACGGTTCTATCAATTTTAGGATTGATTGCGTTAACTGTGCTCACGTTAAGGTCCTAAAAATTGTGGAGAATTTGGATTAGCTTGAGCATTAGTTGCCCCTGCTAATGTGGTGGGAGTAGCCGGAGCCGTGGGAAAGAAAAATCCTCCAACGGCACCCACTGCTTGCTGTGTAGCCGCGCCTAGTATGCCGTTGGTAGCTGCCCCTGGTAAAGAATTGTTTATAGCATCAGTTAAGCCCAATGTTTGCGAAAGTTGGCTATTTTGCAAAACGTTAAGCAATGTGCCTGCTGTTTGTACTGCTCCGAGAACATTTTGTAAACCACTTAATCCTGCCGATGTTACGGCTAAGTCTTGCACGGTTCCTGATTCAGCAGCAATAACACCGCTACCGCTATATACAGTTTTTCTTCCTGCGTCAGTAGTAATACTTGATGGCACCGTATCATAATTTGATGGATCAGCAAATCCTACTACACTATTAGACGGTTGGTTGGATCCAATATCTCCTGAATAATATTTTACAGTTTCATATTCAAATTGCATTTCATTTTGCATAGCGCCGCCACTTTCAGAATAACTGTAAGTGTCACCATTCCAACTTGTAATCAACGGATTTATTAAAGTCCATTGAGCAAACTTTTTTTGACTTAATCCGTAGATGGTAATGTCTCGAAAAAATGCTGGCTTATTTTGAGTTCCCGAAAATGCTATGTTTGTTCCATCGTGATAATTTTCACCTATGTATCCCCAATCTTGACTAAGTTGAGGGCTGTATAAATCTTTACTATTATAATTAAAAGCATTTGCCTGTGTCATTAATGTACCCATTGTACCGGATAATGTTGATATACCAGCGTATTGATGGTTTGGATCTCCATAATAGTAAGCATAATAATCAAACCACATGTTACGAATTAAATCAGCTTGGTCATCATGAAAAACAACTTTTGATGGCTCGTATTTTAATTTAGTTTGAACAACTCTTTTACGATTGTATTGATTCATTGTTGCTGTATCAATTTTAAATTTAGGTAAATCAACACTTTTGACCAATAACCCAATAGTCGTTATAGCACCTGACCCATACGCAGCTTGTAATTGTGGAATTTCAGCGGTGTTTATATTAAAATAAACTTGGAATAAAAATTTTAATCGTGGGGTATATTGATACCCGTTGCTTACAAAAGTTTTAGAAGCGTGAGTATAATCTTTAAGATTAGGAGTAGTGGCCGGCTGTAAGGATTGATTACCTTGGCCCAGGTATCCTTGGACTGACATTTATTTTAAACGCCTGCGCCGGTAGCAATCGTTCCGTTAGTTCTAGTAATAGCTTCGCCTACTCCAACTGGTACTCCAGCTGTATTAACTTGAATTGCGTTGTCATAGGTAATTGTTAAAGCGATTGTAACTGCTTTGGATTCACTGTAATCCATTTTATTATAGTTTACATCTTTCAAATAGCAGCCAAGAACATTCCACTCTTCTAATACCACGGGAACACTTGTTCCGTTGCCACCGTCTAATACTTGTAATTGTGTGGTAAATTTATAATCAATAGCAGAAGCAGCTGAACTTTGTTCCATAAAATCTAATTGTTTCTGTAATTGTTCGCCAACTAATTTACTTACAGAACCCGTTGCATCATCACGCAACTCACAGGTAATATCATTCCATTTATGTTTACCAGCAATTTTAATTGTGGAATTATAAATTGGTAACGTAATTTCTGCAAAATCAACGTGCGGACGAGCTATGTTCATAACCTGTTTAGTTAATTCAGTTGTAGGGCTACTAACACCAAAATTTGTAAAAAATACGCGAAAGCGGAATGACAACTTAGGCATTAATAAGCCCTGCGTTGTTGCGCTTTGGCCGTCTGATCCTAGCGGAACGGTCATGTTAGTTAGTGATGATGTTGCCATTTGTTAATCTCCAATATACTTTATTTAGTTAATTAATTTGGGCAAAATTCTTGCCCAAATTATTCATTACGCAATAGCCTGTGCTGCGATCGCACCTGTAGCTTCTATACGCATTGGAATATAAATGAATTCCACTGCCTTGACTGGTTCGATAGCAATATCTACCCACAGCTGATTTTCATCAATTGTAGTTGGTGTATTATTTGTATTGTCGCATACAACCAAATAATCGTAAATGCCGCGCTTGGATACTATATCAAGCAACATACTGGTAATACTGTTTTTAATTTCTGTACGAGTAATAGTATCGTTTGGTTCAAATAAGTATTGTTTTCCAATTACGACTAATCTGCCACGTATAAATGATACTAAACGTGCCACATTAATACGATCTAATGCTGTAGCAGTTACTTGTAATGTTAAATTACCAAAGTTTACAATACCAACACCTGGAATAAAAGTAATTGGATTGATATGATTTGGATAAAGCACATCGCGTAATGCTTGACCAACTCCCAATGGTTCAAATATACCAGTAATTCCGTTGAGATAACCTAATTGTAAAGCATTATCGACTAAACCACGGCGTGTACCAGCCGGAGCTAACCAAGGATAAGCAACTTCATCGGACCGAATAATTGTACGAATCATCATGTGACTTGGATATGTAACGGCTGTATTACCACTTAAGTCAGTTGTACGGCAACTTGGATAAAATGTACCTCCATAGCTGTCACCTGATGCTAAGTTTCCATCAGCAGTAGCTAAACCTAGTCCATCGTTATTGGAAGCCCATGTTGCAATATTATCAGGCGTTAAACGTAATGGAGTGTCAATAATGGCAAATGCCACATTATTAATTTCATTATTTAATTCTGCCATGTTGGGAGCCAATTCGGGATAACCAGTAACAGCAATTAAGTTATAAGAATTTTGTTCTTCACGGATAGCAGGGTTTGTATCAATAGCGGCTTTTAGTGCTTCTACAATAATTGCACGTTGTGATTGACGACCCATGTACGGAGATCCATCTGGACGACTGCCTGTTGCAGAATTCCATGTATTGAATTGATCTTGTAATGCCCAGTATGTTGGGCTTGTGTCTGGTTCTTCGTTGGTATTATTTTGGATACAAGCATAGTTCAATCCACTATACTGTACATATTGTCCGATAGTATATGGTGTGGTTGATGTCCAGTCATATGTAGGCCAGGCCTGCTGATTCCAAGCATCTAATTCAAATGTTTTAACATTAAATCCTGAACGACGTGTGTTCCACAACAACATGCCCGATGGATATAGCAATGCTTGTGGAGCGTCTGGATCCAGGTAATTACTGGTCAATAAATTTTCAATTGGAGGAAGAGGATCATCCACTGGATTTGTTGTACCATTTGGAGCCCAGCGAGCATCTTGAAATAATATGCCATTACTTGTAGTTTGATCAGTATTACTAATTTGTACCCACTGTGCAACTCCTCCAACATTTTGCCAACGATATAATAATGGATAGTTTTCTAAATCACCAGTATTGACCCATAAGTCACCGTATTGTAGCGGGCTAGCTGCCGAGTCAGTTTGTGTTGTTGGTGCTGTGGTTGAAATAATAGGACCGGCGGCGTTACATAAAGATAAATTATAACCACGAGCATCGCTAGTAACAGTTTGATAGCCAACCCAAACACCATTATTTTGAATCATAATATCTACTTGAGTAGGATCACTGTAATACCAATATGTACCTGTTGTAGGATTGTTGTATGGTGCCGCTGTAGCTGCGGTATAGCTAAATGTTGGCGAACCTATCCAATTAGATAAAATTAAACCAGTTTCTGTTCCCGCAGTATAAAGTGGTTTCACTAATGCTGTGCTATTAGTAAAACCAGCTGTTGTAATAGGAGTACCAGTAACATTAGTGAGGTAAATATCTCCACCTTTAGAGTGTTCAAAAACAATATAACCAGAACTATTAACTTTAGTACTAACATAAGAAATGTTAGCACTACTTACTGCCGCAATAAAATCACTTACAGTACCGGTGCCACCAATTGAAACCGTAACAGTAGTTAATGCTGCTGTTCCTGGTTCTGTACCACTAATTGTAAATGAATTGCCTGGAGTAAATGGAGTGCCTGTACCGGTAAATGCAACTCCTCCGGTTACAAGAGTTGGGCCAGTTATGAATCTTTCATAAATTACTAATCCTGCTGTACCATTAGCCAACGGTTCGTACTGAGCGTAAGTTGATGTAGCTGGAATACTTTGGCCACCACCTGATGGATCCAAGGCATAAATTGCTTCAGCATCATTTGCATAAAGTGGGCAAGATTGTTTAACAAATACTTCAATAGTTGAATTATATCTGCTTAGTACTATATCAGTACCAAGATTTACAGTATTTGTTTTTTGCCATACGGACCCAGTAGGAGCACCACCCATTGGACTAGTACTAAATTTATTCCATTGTGGAACTGTATAACTTGGACTAGGTTGATATTGTGGAGCATAATATGTACTGGCTGTAATTCCCAACGCAGTGAGTAAAGCAGGAGTACCAGTAATAGCAACTTTACCATCAACAGTAGAACCATTACTTGCCGACAAATTATTAGCATATATGTTCAATGCTCCACCAATATTGGCAACATGAACTCCGGGAATATTTGCGGCAGTGATTGCATCAACCAATCCTGTGACGGTATCATTTGGAGATCCAGGAACCGTTACACTATATGTTGAATTGATTGTAAATGTGTCCCCCGGAGTTAAAGTAGAGGGTGTATTTTGTCCTTGAACCGTAGCCCAAGAAGTTTGCCAATCGTTACTTCCAACTAATACCCATGTATTAAACAGCATACTAATATTAGTATCATTAGTTTGTGTACTTGTTGGTCCACCACGTTTAAAGTAAATAGGATTAGAAGTACTTGTAGCAGTTACAGCATAATTTCCAATACTGCCATATGTATTCAATGGCACGGTGGACATGTCTGTTAAATATGCTGGGTCTGTAATAACTAACGGAATTTCATTTGTAAACACCCCAGTGGCTTGATTCCACTGGAATAATCCCCACAAAGTATTGGTAGCATCCAACCAAAATTCACCGTCAGCTGGTGCGCCTTTTGGACGCACTAATGAGGCAGTAAGAGCTGAAAGATCAATATCTGCACGTAAAATATAACATTGATTAGTAACTCCAAGAGCAGAATAGGCAGCCAATAAACCATATTCGTTGAGCTCATAACCGTTAATAGGTGTGCCGTTAGTAGTTGTATAAAATAATGGATTACCATACTGGGCAAGCAAAGCACGTTGGCTGGTTGCCAAAAATAATTTATCAGCATTAACATTTAATGTTCCCGCAGCAATTCCTGTGCCGGCGGCATTTGCTTTATTTGATGCTGTTGCTAGTACTATCAACGGAACTGAATTAGTTGCAGCTGGAAGATATTGGCTTTCGTCAACTACTGTGACTTGTACGCCTGGAGATAATAATGTGTTAGCCATTGTAAAATCCTTTTAATTAATTACTAATATTTATTCCATAAGGCAAAAATAGAGGTGTAATGAATCCCTTACAGTAAGGTTTTTGTATGAAATTTAACTAAATACTCCATGAATCGACCATTATGTAAAGCCTGTAACCAACGTTTGTGCGCTATAAATTGCTATCGAGGTGAAAAAGTTTATTATCGTAGTCGTTGTGAAAATTGTCTAAAGCGAAGTCGAAAAATCAAACTTGCAGATCCACAGTGGGCCAGAACGGGATATAAGAAAAAAACAATTTGTGACCGTTGTGGATTCAGGGCAAGATATATTGCACAATTATTGGTGTTTCATGTGGACGGAAATTTAAATAATTCTGCAATAAAAAACTTAAAAACCGTTTGTCAAAACTGTGCTATTGAAGTTCAAAAGACTGATTTGCCTTGGCGGCCCGGAGATCTTGAAGAAGATCGTTAACTTGAGCGTATAAGTTATCAAGCCCTGGCGCATTATTGTCAACCACGGCATCAAATTTAGTGCCAACCCATGCTGTTTCGCTGGCATGTACATTATATTTACCTAAAAATCGTTGCGCTGACCGATCCCTACCAGTATTGACAGAAACTGCAAACTCGTACCAAACAGGTTCCGGTCCGCGAATTACTCGAATTACTCGGCCACCAGCACTTTTAATAGCTGCAATTTCATTAGGAAATCTACAATCTGAAATTACAACGTCATCATGTATGGTGCGTAGTTTATTTTCAAGTGAAGCAATCCAAATATCGTCGTGAAACCCTCGGCGGCAAACTTCTGTGCCCCAGTATTGTAATACCCAACGGGGTGTTAAATTGGGCATGCCTAAGCGTTCTGCCCACCATGGATCAACTCGTTCGCGCCATTCCCTAGATTCTCTTGTGCGGCCTTCCAATAGTTCTCGATCCCATCCAAATATAGCGGCTACAGCATCTTTAAGTGTATGGGCAAATGATTCTCGTCGGAACTGGTGTATATTTTGTAAGTAATCAGCAATAGTATCTTTGCCAGAACCAATCAATCCACAAATACCAATAATCATAATTTTTCCTTTAAAGTGGGCGACAACATTAAGTACCAACCAGTTCTAAATTCTGAACTGGTTGTAAATCCTAAATCGGTATAAAATTTAGGAGCATCAGTTGTTATTATAATATTTCTATCTTTGGCAGCGGCAAAATCTACAGCCTTGCTTGTTATACGTTTTCCCAAGCCTTGACCTCTATAATTTTTATCCACGCATACCCAAGTTAAGTCATAAAAATGTTGTAAATTTGATTCACTAACAATTCCAAATCCCACTAATTTATTTTGATCTCGAGCGAGTATATAATATCGTGGTGGTTCAACTAGGCCAATGAGATAAACTATTTTTTCAATTTCAATGCGTTGTTCTACTTGTTTGCTAACAAGATCGGGCATTCGCCCAGCGGGTTTATAGTCAAATGACTGTTGTATTAATGCCCCAGCTTCTGTGGGATCAATTAGCGCATCTACAATTTCTACTGAAGTCATTTAATATCTTTAATATTTAATTGCCGAAATGCCGCTTGTAACATGTCTATTTGTCGTTTGCAATCCTCAAGAGCATGGTGGCTAGTTGGGGGTCTAGGCAAGTTTGGATGTAGGGAATATACTGTTCTGGCGTCTCGAATTCGATAAAATTGCCATGGTTGTTTTTTATTTCTAGAACGATAAGCGTGTTCTAAAATATTAATATCGTAACATGGTCCGTTGGCCCAAATATAATCGTGTTGCCATGCTATCTTATGTAAACCAGTCAGCGCATCATCTAACGATATGCGTCCTTCTTCGTTAAATGCTTCTTCCTGCGCTTTGCCCTGTGTGGCCCACCATGCTACAGTTTCATCATTTATCGCTCGGTCTTCTTGACTTTCTAATGTAACACGAGTATAAAAGAATCTGTCATCGTAATAACCCGTTCCAAAAGGATTAAAAGATTGGGCGGCAATAGTCAAAATTACAGCATCTGGCGTTGTGGCCAGTCCTTCAATATCCAGCATTAGGTGACTGGACATATAATTTTCATGTTATTCATAATACTACTATTATAGCATGATTACGATTTAATTACAACAGATTTTTATCCAAAGAAATCGCCAAATAATTGGTCTCTAGACTTGTCGCATCGCATGCCTTTTATACCATTTTCACTTAGTCCAATCACGCGGAGATTGGTATAATGCCCTATGATGTATGGTGGTATCGATTCTCTAAATCCCTGCTGGATGCTGTAAATATGGTCCAATGCATTATGGCTTCGGTTCAATCTCGTGGGGTTAATGTCATCAAAATGATCACGCCAGTTTTCCTCGGTAATCCGCCATACAGCATCATAATATAAGCGGCGTAGCGATCGTTCTTCTCGGCGAGTACAGCCACGCTCCACTGCTCGTTGGTAGATTTTTTCTTTAGCGGCTTTTGTTTGACTACCGTTTTCTACACCGTATTTTTCTAAGCAGGTTTGTTTAGATTTTTCTCTATCAGCCAATGTGTATGTTTTAAGATCCCTATATTTTCGACCGCGATTAGCAGTTGCTTTGTTAGTTTTGCTTCGTTTAGCATTTATTTCTGGACTGTGTCCGTGAGCAAAATCTCCGCGTTTATGTTGTAATAACATACTAGCTCGAGGATTTAATGTCTCGAGATATCTATTTTCGTGCCATTTAACCGGTTGATTTGTGACAGGACATAATGGTATTTCATAAATGTTGTTTACTATATGCCAAATGCGTTGCTTAGGCTTTGCAGTGACAGGAAGAAATGCTGTGGCATTGATAATGTCTGTCCATAACTCAGGATGAGTTTTATAAAGATATCTTGTAGCAGATTTATTATAACTTAAATCGTTATCAATAATATTCGATAGTATATTTTTCATACTATTATTTATGCTAACCGACTACATAGGTTAATTTCTTATCCGACTACCTAACCAGTTACCCAAGTAAGCGGAGCCGATCCATCTACATAGTTTTTGAGGTCTTCGTAGCATTGTAGCATTAATCGTTCGCCATCGGCTTTCATTGCGGCACCATTTAAGGATGTTGAACCTTGCGGACCATTGATTGTGGCAAATTTTTCACGAGCATCACCAATAATTACTTTGCAATTGGCATACATAAAATTTCGAATCCATTGTTTAATTTGAAAATCTTGTAGTAAATTAACTTCTGGTTTCAAATTGTATGTCCAAAGTAAAACACTTTCTCCCGTGCCTTTGGGATCTCGAATAAGTTGTAGTTTTTTGGTAACTGGATTCCAAGTATAGTTCATAAAAGCACCGAACATACGTCCGGCTAATTTTACATATTGTGAATAAAAGTCGTATGTTGCTAGGCCGCCTGAAACATTGAAATTCATAAGGTATACATTTAATGAAGCTTGACTAAATGGATCAAAATTTGAGGCAAACGGGCCGGTTGAATCACCAAAACTTCTGCGATAAATTTGACGAACTTGTATTACTTCCTGTGGCAAATCGTAGATATTGACATTGGTCACTAGCTCCATGAAAGAATAACTTTCTTCATAGGCGTTTTCTGCCCGCTGGCGATATGTACCTATGGCATTGCGATAAGCTGCTTCATAGTGAGCCGCATCTAGCTCAATATCAATTATTTGATCTGCTAATTGTAGCCTGATGTATTCAATTAAATCTTGTTTTAATGTTTCAAGTGTGGATTCTGTTTCCAGTGCCATAAGGACTCCCTCGTCCTTATATTTAGCATTTTTACCACGCTTTTAATATTACTAAATTTTCGTTGCCTCGACCGTTCCATTTCGCTTCGGTTGCTTTAATATCCTTGAAGAATTTACGCATTACTGGCTTACCGCCTTTTAATAATTCTTTCAATTGGTCGGCTGGTTTTCGCAATGTTTTAGTTACTGTCTGTGCCGCATCAAAAGCAATAACGGCGGAGCCTTTAACAGTAAAAGTACCTAAGTGCGTATCTGCAACAACATAAACAAGTTTTCTTTTTACTGAATCGTATAAAAACGCTTCACTTGCTCCAACTAAACTAGCTGGACTTTGTGATTTAAGATTAAACTCGGCAAATTCTTTGAGATATTTAAATTTGTTGGCTACACGTTCTGGACTTACTGCCTTTTTAGTGCGTGGTTTTTTCTCTACTTTCTTAATTTGAATGTAGGAAGCACAATCATTTATAACCGTTTCACAGAATTTTACACAATTTTTAAGTTGTAATTTGGACAAGTGACTGTAACCTTCTACTAGTTGTTCGTCGTCACCATCTAGTACTGTGTTAAATTCTTGTAAGCGTAGATTCCAAACTGATGTAATGTTGGGAATCATTTGCGGGGAGATGTTCATGCCACGAATTAATGCCACGGGTTTAAAATCAGCCGACATTTTCGCTCCTGCCACAATAAAATCGTCAAACATTCCTTCAAGCTCGCCAGCACACTCTGATGCTTTTTCACGCAAATGGTCTTGAATTGTTAATCGTTGTTCTTCAACTTCCCCATCTGTTGCGGCGGCTTTTTTAACTTCTTGTTTACTTTTAAGCATTTCGGCAATTTGCTCGTCGATAATACATTGCTCATGTTCGTTAAGTACTAATCCCATTGTGGTCATACGACATACCCACGCCGGTGTTACACGAATTTGACTATCTGGAATGCCACGAATAGTTTTAGCATCTCGTTCGCGATGGTTAAGATGTAAGTATTGAGCAATCATTTCCTTGGCATCTTTTTTGTTATAGTATCGATTATACCAAGCAAATCCTTTAGCAAATGCGCTAATACGATTAGACTCTTCAGGTTGAAATTTCCACTCAGGTTCGTCACCTGTGTACTTTTGTTCGATGTGTTTGGGATTTAATCTTTTAATTACAATTTCGTTTTTTGCCATAGTTTTATTAGTTTATATTCAAGTTAGTAAAATGTCAACCTATTAATGATGCGAAAGTAATGTGTTGTTCTAAATTATCCAAAAGTTGAGTAGCTTCTGTGAGTAAATCTTGATATTTTGAAGTGTCGCGTTTAAGTCTACGACACTCTACACTTTCTTGGCTTAATTGTGTTACTACCTTATCAACCCCAGCCAGCATTTTGCGCAGATCTTTATAAGCTACCTTACTTTTTACGGTAGATATTGATTTTTCTGCTTGATTTATACGGTCTAATATAGTATCCATAACAACTATTATATAGCTTTTGGAATAAACAGTCAACCTATAACCAGCTAAATACATTACTATGCCTAAACTTAGCCTTTGGCGCCCAAACCGCACGAATGATTATCAGTTCCTAGATCGAACTATCGAGGAGAGATTTACTGTGGGCGGAGTTGACATTTACGTCCACAAATATTTGGGACCTATTGTAGACACCACAGATAATCCTGGAAATAAAGATGCCACACTTCCGGTTTATTCATCACAAAATCCTTTGTTTATTGAAGATTTGCTATTGCTTGAAAATCGTGACCGCGCTTATGATCCCAATGTTTATATCATGCGTGGGGTTTATACTCATCAAGATATTGATTTTGACTTAACGCAGTTTGGGTTATTTTTAAATAACGATACATTGTTTATTCAATTTCATTATAATAAAATGATTGACACCTTTGGGCGTAAGTTAATGTCGGGCGACGTATTGGAGTTGCCCAATTTAAAAGATTACTATCCGCTTAATGCTAATATTACAAGAGCACTGCCAAAGTATTATGTGATTCAAGATGCCAGCTATGCCGCCGAAGGGTTCTCTCAAACTTGGTTACCACACACTTGGCGTGTCAAAGCCACCCCAATGGTTAACGCCCAAGAATACCAACAAATTTTAGATCAGCCATTTATGCCCGATAATATTTGGGACAATGGAAACTTTTATCCTGCTGGTGATATAGTTAATGACGGCGGAAAATATTACGAAGCAACAAAAAATGTGCCGCCCGGGACACCTATCACTGACCCCAATTACTGGGCATTGATTGACAAACCAACTACACTTGCTGATGCTAACTCTACAAGAAATAAAGATCTGGCAATTAATGATGCTCTAGTAGTACAAGCCAATGCTGATGTTCCACTAAGTGGTTATGACAATGTTTCATTTTATATATTACCAACAACGCCGGAAGGTTTCCCAAACAGTATTGGAATAGACACTGCCAATCCCAATGTTACAGTTGATGGTACGCAACAAGACCAAGGTAATACCCCAACATCTTTTGGTTATACTATGGGTTATCTCACTGGTGATAAGATGGCTCCGAATGGTTTGCCAGTTACTCCGGGAGTTTCGTTCCCGCATCACCCTGCATCGGGGGATTACTGTTTGCGCTTGGATTATTTTCCCAACAGATTGTTCCGTTATAATGGTAAATTTTGGGCCGCCATTTCCGACGATGTCCGTACTCCATTAGATTGGGGCTTGACAAATGAAACACAGCGTAGCTCGTTTGTAAATAATCCATATACTGTTCCAACATCGGATCAAGGTAATATTCCAAGTCGTCAAAGTTTATCTGAGTTGCTTAAACCTCAGGCTGACAATGGCAACGATGGTGGCAACTTGCCGCCCAACCCACCACCATTAGGACGATAATGAAAACTTATACGCTGTATATTAAAACTCACAAAATAACCGGCCTAAAATATTTAGGACAAACATCTTACGATCCGTATCGTTATTCTGGTTCAGGAAAAGATTGGGTTCCACATTTATCGCAACACGGTTATAATGTAGAAACTGAAATTTTATATAGTGGCACTGATCGAAAAATTATGTCGCAGTTAGGAAGATACTACAGCACATTATTAAATGTGGTAAATGCTTCTGATGATTTTGGTAATAAAATTTATGCTAATCGTATACCTGAAACTGGAGGCGGAGTGGCAGCAAAAAATAATAGATTTAAAAAACAAAATAACGGTAGTAGTGTATCGCTAGACCGTGTTCGAGCAGGCACTCATCATTTGTTACGTCGAGCTGATGGAACAAGTCACGCAACTGATGCTGTAAAAAATGGAACACATAATTTTTTAGGTGGTACAATTCAAAGAAAAGTCAATAAGCGTATGTTAGATGATGGAACGCATCCGGCAAAACAATTATGGACTTGTGTTCATTGCAATGTATCAGGATTTGGTAAAAGCAACTACGCCCGGTATCATGGAGATAATTGTATTACACTTACTAACAAAAAACGAATTTTGCCGAGGAAAAAACAAATGGAAAGACTAGAATGTCCTCATTGTAAACTCGAAATGGCAAGCAATAATTATTACAGGTATCACGGCGATAAATGTAAAAGGAAAAAATAATGGCACAGCAATTCTTCTACGATGAACAGATACGTCGTTTCTTAATACAATTTGCTAGAATGTTCAGTGGTTTTTCTGTTGAATTTGGGCGCAACGAAGCCGGAGCAGCCAACACGGGCGACACACTTTATCGTGTGCCTGTTAGATATGGTGACAGTAGTCGGCAAGCACAAACTATATTACAAGAAAATTCAGCTAGTAATATGCCGTCAACTCCATTAATGACATTTTATATTACTGGCTTGGATTTTGACCGGCCTCGTATGCAAAATCCTACTTATGTTGACAACAAATCTATCCGCCAACGCGAATATGATCCAGCTACAGGCACATATGAAACTACGCAAGGCAATGCTTTCACAGTTGAACGCTATATGCCAGCGCCATACAAGTTGTCCATTAGTTTAGACATTTGGACTTCAAATACCAATCAAAAAATGCAGATTTTAGAGCAAATATTGCCTTTATTCAATCCCAGTTTAGAAATACAAAGCACAGATAATTTTTTAGATTGGACCAGTTTAAGTATTGTTGAATTGGCATCAACTGGATGGAGCAGTAAAACGATTCCTGTGGGCACAGGTGATCCCATTGATGTTGCCACACTAAAATTTGTGCTTCCCATCTGGCTATCATTGCCTGCTAAAGTTAAAAAATTGGGAGTTGTAGAAACTATCGTTGCATCAATTTACGACGCCCGCGGAGATTTGGTTAATGCCATTGCCGACAGTGACTTACTATTGGGCACACGTCAATATATCACGCCATACGGCTATCAAGTTGTGCTTATTGGCAATAAATTACAGATATTAGCACAATCAGCTATAGTAGATGAACAAAATTATCAACTAGCTCCACCAGATCCTGTTGAACCCAGTAATGTAAATTGGACTCCTGTAATTAATATGTACGGAGTATTGCGCCCAGGTATAAGTTTAATAGCACTAACCCAAGAAGATGGTAGTAAGGTGTATGGAACGGTGGCGTTTGACCCAACTAATGACCAATTTTTACTGTATACAGTAATGGAAGAATCAGTACCTTCAAACACATTATCCCCGGTAAACTCAGTTATTAATCCACTGGCCAGTGGTCCGGGGTTGGGGTTAGCTCCGGCAGCTACCGGTCAGCGTTATTTGTTGACAGAAGCAACTGGCAGTGATAATGGCTATGCTCAAGCATGGGCAGGAGCCAGTGGTCAAATATTGATTGCTCACGCCAATGACATTGTTGAGTACACTGGCGATGCTTGGGTAGTTGCTTTTGATTCGATGAGTAGTCCCATCAATACTCAATACGTGACTAACATAACTACAGAAATCCAGTACAAGTGGAGTGGTGAGGCTTGGGTCAAATCATACCAGGGTCTATACAGAGGCGGGTTCTGGTCGCTTATAATATAACACGCAGTAATCTTTTTGTAGTAAATATCACACTATGACAAATATAATTTCAGCTGTGGGCGTTTGGTTTTATTCTCAGTCTACTAATCGCTATTTGTATTTGATGAGGAATGATGTTAAACACCCAGATTCATGGAGTTTGCCTGGTGGAAAGTCTGAACTGGGTGAATCATTACTAGACACTATGACTAGAGAATGTCAAGAAGAGCTGGGATTTATGCCTGAGTATATTAAATTAATTCCATTGGAAAAATTTACATCGGCAGACGGCGTATTTGAATATAATACTTTTTTTGCTGTGGTAGAGTCAGAGTTTACCCCTCGATTAAATGAAGAACACTCAGGTTATGCTTGGATTACTTCGGGAACATGGCCTCGCCCACTGCACCCTGGGCTTTGGTCAACTATAAACTTTGAAGCGGTACAAAGTAAAATTTCAACTATTCAAGAGCAATTATTTAATAACAAATTGAATTAGTGCTACGCTGTGTATGAACCACTTCCAACGGTTGTAAATGTAATTATGGTATTTGCTCCGCTAGTTGTAACAGTAGCATTGGCAAACACATTTGAAAATTTGGCAGTTGGCACGGAAAAAATTATTATTCCAGAGCCGCCAGCACCACCAGTTGCCTGAGCAACACCTGCCCCAGCCCCGCCACCACCTCCACCGGTATTTACAGTTCCGGCAGTGCCGTTAACTCCTGTAGCAGCGTTGACATTTCCTGCTCCCCCAGCGCCACCGCCGCCTAACCCACCTGCGCCAGCAGTATAACTAGTGGCGAGATTACCATATTGTGCTCCACCACCACCACCACCAGAAAAATAATAAACACCACTTACGTTTTGCCCTGAAGTAGATCCTATAATTGGATTTACATATCCAACACCTCCGGCGCCGGCAGATCCTGTAAGTGAACTAGATGCGGCTCCACCAACACCACCGGCGCCACCCCCGCCAGCAGCACCAAATATTAACTGAACGTTTCCACTATCATACCCACCACCACTGCCGTTTGATCCTTGTCCCGGTGTTCCCAATCCTGCTGTACTACCAGCATTATGATATGCTCCACCACCTGATCCACCAGAATTGGCAGCGCCTGCTGTGTTTCCACCTGCACCACCGCCAATAGCTGTTAAACCAAATGCTGTTGAGTTGGCGCCATTATTATTTGCTGTGCCACCGGCGCCAACAACAACTGAATACACAGTTCCGGGGGTTAGGTATGCTAGGCCAGAAAGTACACCGCCGCCACCACCACCTCCGGTTGTTCTATCACTGGTTGTATTGCCACCACCGCCACCGGCAACAATGATATAATTAGCGGGTACAACCAGATCAGTGGTGTTGACACCGCCTGTAATTGTTACCCCACCTGTAATTGATATTACCCCCATATTAAGCCCAGACACCAACGCTGACAGTGGTATTGCCCTGAGAGATTGGTTCAATACGGAATGTTGCGCCTGCCAAGAACTGTCCAGTGGTGCTGATAGCCACGTTGGTGGCCCATTGCGGGGTAAAGCTACCAGCAGCGTTGGTTGATACTGTTCCACTCAGCTGATAAATTGAGTTTTGTGCGGTAGTAATTGCCGGTGTCATATTGGCCAGGGTGTTGGCACTAAAATACTGTGTAAACACGTTGGCGCCGTTGGCCACTGTGGATGGAAGACGAGTAGCTGTATAATAAATGTTGGCCAAAGTAGCAGTACCACCAAATCCAATTTGCTCAACGTGACTGTTGACGTTGGAGGTTGTTATGTTAAACAGCCCGGTAAAGTTGTAAGTTGTGTTGGCATTTAACTGTACGCCTACACCCAACCACGACTGACCTGTGTTCACGTTGGTGGTGTTGGCTGTGGCACCGGTTCTGTAAAAGAATGGTGTTGAAACCACAGCACGGTTAGCGGCAAATGGTGTAAAGAACAATGAACTGTTGGCAAATTCTATTGCTCCAATGGTTTGTGTAGTTAATCTTGTAGCGGAGTTGGCTAGTACCAGTGGTGCTACAGTGGTGTTACCTGTACTTAAAGTAAGGAATGCAGCGGTGTTGGAAAACACAGCCACGTTGGCAACACCGCCTACTGTCATTGCTATATTACCTGCGGCGGCATTTATATAGACGTTACTTGTTGTATTGGCCAATGGACCATAATATGCGGCTGCTGTTATGTTGGCAGAAGCTGTAAAAGTGTTGGCACTAATTACGTTGGCACCAGAAATATTACCACCTGTGCCCGTACTGACAGTAATATTACCACCAGCTGAAATATTATTGGCTGTTAAGATATTACCACCAGTGACGTTACCAGTGGCTGTTACAAGACCCACAGTGGTTATGTTACCACCTGTAATATTAGCGGCACTTGTTATAGTACTTGTTGCTGAAATTAAACCAGCCGTTAATATATTACCACCGGTAACGTTACCAGTGGCACTTATAAGTCCACCTGTTAATAAGTTGCCACCAGTGATATTACCTGTACCAGATATATTACCACCAGATCCAGCTGTTATGAAAATATTTGCGTAA